GGTGTTCCAAATACTTGACCTGTTTCTGATGGATCATTTCCTTCCTCTTCAATTTGTTTTAATCTAAAGGCTTTTTTCTTATCTTCGGCAATTAAATCTTCCATCTCAGAGTATTGATCTTCAGAGAATTGGAATATTTTATCATAAATAAAATCTTTGGGTAATAAATTTCCTTCCATCGCATCTTTAGCCAAAGCAACTTTTTCTTTAAATAAAGCAATTCTCTCTTGCTCGTATATAATTGAAGGATTAGTTAATGATAATGCAAAGTTTGCTGCTGATTCATTTGTGTAACCATGAGCATATAAATGTACTAGAGCTACTTTTGTTAATTCAGATATAATAATTCTTTGAATTCTCTCAATAGTTCTTGCGAAACGAATATCTTCTGCGGCTAATGTAGCTTTACCAGTTAAATCTTTCTCATATCCCATGAAAGCTTTTGGTATTTTTAACGCCGCAAATAATTTCTCTCTAAAATACTGAACGTCTTCAATTGCGTTATATTCTAATCCTTTTGCTGTATCAATACGAGTTGATTGATCATTGCCTCTTACAGGAATAAAGAAATCTTCTAATAAATTCTGTTGGTTATATTTCAAATTATATTGACCAGTTTGTGGATCTATTAGTGGTGTTTTCTTCATTTTACCAATCATCCTCTGGATATAATTCTCAACTTCATTTGGAGGAATGGCTCCTACATTTACATAGAATGTTCTACGTTCTGGGGCTCTTGTAATACGGTGAATTAACATCGCATCCTCAATAAGTGTATATTGTTTAAATAATTTTCTTCCTGGCTCTAAATAAGATCTTCCATAAGGCAAATAGTTAACGTCTCCAGTTAATCTAAGATGCGCCATTTCATAATTATCAAAATAAACACCTGGATCTTCATTATTATATGCAGATGAGAATCCTGAAGTAGTTCCTAATGCTCCTAATGGATCATATTTGAATCTCACTTCATTAGGATTTTCTGGATTATATCCTTCTTGCCTAATAATATTATAGGCTGAGAAAGGAATTACATTATAAACACCATATTTTTCTGCAATCTCTAATTTTAAATAGAAATCACCGTATTTACACATGTTTCTAATCCATCCCCATAAAGTAAATTCAATATTTAGTACTGAATAGAATAGATTATATAATAGTTTTTGGATATTTTCATCTGAAGATCTGATTTGCAATACCTCTCCTTGTTCATTTTTTAAAGTACACTCATCAGCAATAATATCTAAAGCAGAAGATACAATTGCATCAGTATCCATAGCATCATAATCTGCATAAATTTGAATACGAGCTGATTGGTAGTTTTGCGCTAAGTTTAGATTTACTCCATAAGCTGTTGATGTAGTATATATTTTATGGAACCTATCTACTAATGAATTATTTTGAACTACACCATTGTTTTGGATACGATCTATATCCATTACTTTAAGCATGCCATCACCGTCATTTCTTATAATAACATCAGTGGAAAACAATCTTCTTAATGTAGAGAATAAATTGTTTCTAGGTTGTTGTTTTTGCTCTTCTGCCATGTTTATTTTTTTATTATATTAACCAAGTTATATCCATATTTTGTTCACCATTATTTGTTGGGATTTGAATATTCCATGGATTTTTATTAAATGTACTATTTGAATTATAAAATTGATTATCTTGTGATGTTTTAGAAAAATTACTTAATGCACTATAAGTTAGACTTTCAGCAGTTTTTTTATACCTAAAAGAGGTTTCTCTTAAATACATAGAAATTGCAAAAGACATTACTAAATCATCATTGTAACCATTCATTGCTTGTTGTTTATTATTTTTCCAAATAAACACCCTCAACTCTTCTAAAAGTCTTATAGACTTTATTGTAGCTACTTTATTTTCAATAACGTCTCTCATTTTTTCTATGACATTAGGTCTAGTTTTTTGAGAGGTAGTAAATCCTGGAACTAATCCATCAGTTCTTTCAGATCTAGTTAGATATGTATTAAAATCTGAATTTCCTTCAGATCTCATGCTATAATACATATTAGAATAACCAGTTTCTAAAATAGATTGTACCACGTCCCAACCTATATTTGCATTTTCTACTACAAGTAAAGCTTGATTATATTCAGTTGCTGCTGCCACTAAAACATTTGCGTATTCTCTAGTTCCAATTTGAGATTTATATTCTGCAACTTGAGTCATAGTGTCTATATCTATAACGTGGAATGCAGAAAAGTCAGAACCATCACCACGAGCCACATCAGCCACAAGAACATAGTATTTTTGTGGATCGGGATATTCCCATATCCAATAAGCTTTATCAAAGCCACGCTTCTCTAATGGATCTGTAATCATATTTTGTTCGTACCAAGTTAAAATCTCAGGCTCAATAACTGTATTACCTGAGCTTAGGAATGAACAATCACACTCTTGAGCAGCATTTCTTTTTCCTAAATCTATATCCTGTTTATCTCTCCAGCTTTGATCTCTTTCTGGATGCACTGTCCATGGTAATGAGATAGGAATAAAGTTATTATCTTGCTTTTGAGCATCTGAATATGTTTTATGGAACCAGTTACCAACGCCGTTGGGAGTAGATAAAGCTATACAACCACCACCGGTAGCCAATGTCATTTTTGCGGCTGTATAAATCTCTTCAATTTTATCAATAAATGCAGCCTCATCTATTACTAGTAGAGACACGGCTTCAGAACGACCTGAGTCACCAGCTGCAGAAACAGCTTTGATCTGAGATCCATTCGATAATCTTAAACTAAGTCTATTATTTTCAATTGCTGTGGTTCCTATTTTTAGCCAGACTGGTAAATTATCGTATGCAAAGCGTACTTTAGTTACCATGTTCTTTGCCGTATCTTGCTTGGTTGCAATAACAAGAATATTTTTATCCTTATTAAAAACCATTAGCCATAAAGAATACGCAGATACTAGTGTAGAGATACCTAACTGCCTTGATTTATTAATCACAGAGTCAGGATATTTTTGAAATAATCTTAAAACTTTTTCTTGAAAAGGATAGAGATCAAATAATTGTCGACCTCTTTGTGGATGTTGGATCATGTAATACTTTCTCATAAAGTACACAGGATCTTGAGAGCATTTAATAAACTCTTCTTTTATTCTCTCTTTTATATTTATTTGTTCTGACACGAATCTCTTTAATTTATAAATATATATACTATTCGGTCATTATTATCATATATCTATCTAGTGCTATATAATTGTATAGATTTATGTAAATGGTGTATCAGCTGTCCATCCAGCACTATGATTTACCAAGTTATTTGTTTTTGTTGCATCATATACAGGGTTAGTAACACCACCACCTAACATTAATAATTTAGTAGTTGCTGTTTTAGTTAATGGAGAAGTTGGTACTGTTAATGAACTACCCGTATATAGTGCCGAGTTATCCCAACGGAAATTAGTTAATTTACCAGCCCACCAGTTTGGTGCAAATGCTGCTGGATTATCAACACCAACATTTAAGTCAAAGCCAGGATTGATTGAATCTGTAATATCTCTAGTATCTCCAGTCTTAGTAGCTTTCAATACTCCGTTCATAAATAATTTTGTAGTTGTTCCGCTTCTAGAAATTGCAACATGCATCCAAGCACTTCCATTATTGTAAGAGGCCGGTGTTGTTCCTCTTAAATCGCTTCCATAAGGCCATACATAAACATAACCGCCTTCAATTGAAATTCCAATAGTTGCACCAGTATCAAATCCTAATGAGAATACTCTAGGAGCTCCAACCGATTGTGTTCCGTTTTTAATAAAAAACTCAATGGTAAAATCTCCAGTGCCAGGTAACCAATTTATCACATCAGAATTTAATGCAGTAAAATATTGTGATGTTCCATTAAATGTTAATGCACCACTACCACCACCAGGAAATTCCTCTACAGTATCTGCTACTGAGCCACCAGCTGAGGCAATAGCCTGCATTGATTGCATCATTAACATTTGCTGTGTATATTGATTAGCCTCTGCTAAATACTTACGTCTCATAGCATCAGTGGATAATCCTATATTATCTACTCTATTTATATAATATTGCCAAGGGCCTGGGTCATTTACTAAAAACATTCTTTATTTTTTTATTTTGTGATATATAAATAAGTTAGTCCTCCTATAATAGCGCTCAAACTTATCTTAGTAAATATTAATTTTACTTTAAGTTTTTTATTTTGTTTACGTAATTCATCAACCCACTTGCCTTGAGTTTCAAATTTAAGTTGCTCATTTTTAATGCGCTCTTCATATAAAATTCCTTTTTGGATATGTTGAGAAATTATACTATCTTTTAAAGCTACCTTTTGCTCAGTCAAAAATAATTGCTCTTTTGTTAACTCATGTATCTCTTTTAAACTATCACAAGATACTAATTCTTTAGCCACTGTTTTAGCTACTGAATAAGGTAATTTAATTGTGTCACTATAATAAACATTGCCTAAACTATCATAAGTTGCAATTGTTTGTGATTTTGATACTATTGGTAGGATTGATATTATTATGATTAATAAGTATTTCATTAGTAGTTATATCTTGATTTAAAAAATGAGTCAATTTGAGCTGCATTATAATGAGTGACCTTATCATTTATTTCATGATAATACTCTTTTATTACTACAGTTTTTTCTTTTATATTATCTATTTGATGATCCACTTGTTTAACTTCTGTTTCATAAACAGATATTGTGCTATCAATTTGTTTTTGGTGTTCTATTAATTGTTTATTAACATTTGTTAGTGAATCAATTGTAGCTTTAAGATCTGCAGGCATTTGGGATTTTCTAGTTGTAATCCAGATAATACCATATAATAAAAATAAACCTAGTATAACATATAATATAGGCTTATAATTTTTTTTAATCTTCACTATCATCGACTTTTGGATTTTCGACTGCATCTATTTTCTTTTTTAATTGTTTAATTTTATTTGGAATATCACCTATTGCTTTTTTGTAACCTTCTACGTCAGTTAGTTCTTTTCCTTTAGGTGTATCTTTTGTAAATTTCATTATTACATCTTTCACTTTAGCTTGTAATTGAGCTAATTCTTTTTTGTTTTTTTGAAGATCACGCATCTCTTTATCAGTCTGCTTCATATCAGCTTTTGTAGGTTCTGGTGTTTCATCAGGATCTACATCTTCTGATAGTCTTCTTTTACCAGTTAAAGTTAAACTGTTTTCTATTAAATATTTTTGTAAATTAAATGACATACAATATTATTTTATCTATTTATAAAAACTTTTGATAAACTTTCTCCATTAATTATAGAATCTCCTTCTGCCACAAAAGCAAAATCTGATCCACTATTACACTTAAATGCTACTTGTGTATAATTAAGATCCTTTAATGTTGTAGCGCCAGTTTCAGAAGGATTTATTGACGATAATGTATACATAGTCATTGCATAATAATACGGTTTAATACCTGAAGCAGATGATTTTCCTTGAGATGGCTCTATCCTAAGACCTATTATTGGAACTTGAGATTTTGTTTCTGTTGATTTTATCATTGACCCTAAATCTTTTTTTGTTTTTTCTATGTACTCTTCTTTTTTACCATAATTTTTTAAACTAGTACCTGTATATTTAACTAATGGTAAATTTCCAGATTTTCCATAAGTTGCTTCTGCAGAAATAGTTACTGATAATTGTAATAAAGAATCCCTCATTTTTTGAGCATCTTTTATTTTCACATTTTTTAGTACATCTTTAAACATTCTGTCTAAAAGAGTTAGTGATAATGCATTTGAATAATTAAATAATAAGTTTTTAATTTCATCTCTTGTAAAAGATATTGGAGATCCTTTTGAATCTACAATTACACTACATCTGCCTTTTTTTGGCGGAGTATTTGAAGACTCTTTACCTTTTAAAATTTTATCTTCTACTATTTTTAATTGTTTTTTTGCTTCACTACTAAAAATGTTTCTTCCATTATCAAATCTAGTTTTTAAATATGAACCCTTACTATATTTTTCCATAAAAGAGAAAAAATCATCTAATGCAGTCCCACTAATTGCTGAGTCCAAATATGGTTTTATTGATTTTACAACATCACGATGACAAGTAGTACATATAATATTTGAAGAGTCTGCTTCTTGTAAGTCTCCTTGATTAAATTCATTTTCTAATTTAGAAAACTCTTCATTAGCTTTTTCCCAATCTTTTACATTTTGGTTATTTTTAGAAAATATTGTTTTAATGCTATTAACTAAATCATCAAAAAAAGATTTTGCTTTATTATATAATGATATTACAGTTTTTCCTACTGAGGAATTTTTTAATTTTTCTATAAAATCATTAATTAAACTTTCTGTGATTTCGGATTTTTCGTGAATATAGCTTTCAGTTGCTACACCATATGCTCCACCAAAATACTTTGTTAATTTTCCGATTCTTCCTGTGTTGGCTTTTAAACTAACGCAAGCCATAGATATTCCATTTCCCAAATCTACAACTGATGTTGTTCCTTTTTTTATTTTTGGATTATTTACTGATTTTTTAATAGCATCCACTATTTTTGAATCAGATAATGGATCATTGGGAACAGGTCCCCAAAATACTACTACGTCTGCTGTAAATACTTTATTTGCTGATTTATTTTTATCAGCTGCTTCAATAATTTTATAAAAATCTTTTATTTTTCCATGTATAAATGAACTAATAGTTTTATTATTATTTAATGATCTTAAATTATTTTTTGAATTAGCTATAGGAGATGAATCCTCTTTCCCCATTAAATAACTATTATTTATAAAATCAACGCTTTTTTTATCTTTATTAACTATTTTTTGTAATTCTTTTATTCTTTCTACTGCTACTGGATTCCAATCATAAGATGGATTTCCTAATACTGTTGATATTAAATTTTGTGCAGTTACTTTTTTATCTATTAGTGCTTCAACTATTGGTGGAGTTTCTAAAAATGGAGTTATGTTAGTAGCGTCTATAGTTTCATACCAATTATGAAAAGCTGTTGAATCAGATTTTTTTATAACTTCAGCTAATATATTTAAATCTATTAATTTTGATTCTGCTAATTTTTCTTCTTCACCTCCTGATGTTTCTTCTCCTCCCGTTTCTGAACTTTCAGCTGGTGGTGTTTCAGGAGTCTCTCCACCTTCTGTACCAGATTGCTCTGCACCTTCAGCTCCTTTAGTTTTAAGAGGGCTTCCCCATCTTAATAACTTTTTAATAGCTAGCATGCATCTCTGCTTCTCACCAGTAGTTAATAAAAAATATCTTTTGCCTGCAACTGTGGCTTCGTAAGCCTCTCCCATGAATGTTAAAAAGAAATATTGACCATTATGCAAAACTATTTTAAATTCTGTAGGTTTATCTGCTATAATATAAATTCCAGTTAAATATTCTTCAAAATTTTCAGACATTAATTCAATTAAAATCTCTTTTAAACTTACATATTTGTTTAAAATAAAATGCATTGGATCATCCTCAAATGTTTTTGGGGCTGGTTCCATTCGATCGGCCTCTTCCTCTGTCAATAAAAATTTTAATATTTCTAAATTATTCATAATTTTATATTCTAATATTAACGATCAAAATCCTCCTCGCTATCACTATAATCATCATAATCTTCTTGATCATAATCATAACTATCTTCATCATCTGGCGCTTCTAAATCCATTTCAGCTGTTTTTTCTGCCATATATTCTTTAACAGAATGCATATAATCGGATGCTAAAGTTATATATGAACTAATCCAAGCAGGTAATTCAGTTCCTACTTCAATCATTTCGTAAATATCTTGAGAATTTTCAATCATATCTCTTAATTCCGCTTTTGCCATTGAAGCCTCATGATCGCTAGATGGTTTTCCTAATACATCAATGCCTTCTTGCATATATCCGCACTCTGTACACAATTTATTTTCCATTTTAGCACCACATTGACATGTTTCTTCTGCTTCTTTTATGCGAATACACTTATCTTTTCCATTTTCTGTGCCAGCATATCTATATCCTTTCCAACAACCTTTACCATCACCACCTTTTATTTTTTCAGTTTCATTTTGTGATAATTTAGGTTTTGTTACACTATACTTTTTCATTCCAATATTATACTGATCCTCAGGGATTGACTCATCTATATTTTTTTCTATATTTTGACCAACTTTTTTCTCCCAAGAAGAGATTTTATTGTCTTTATCTCTATCAGCCAGCTTTGGATTTTTTAATCCTGATTTATCATAAGAAACTTCGTTGAGTAAATGTTTTAATTTTATCATTTTTTTATTTTAAAAATTCTGGATATTTTTCTAATACTCTATCTTGCATTGCTTTTTTAGCAGCTTTTAGAGCTTTAATACTTTGATTTATAACTGGATCAGATAAATGTTCATCATCTTCTGCATCTTGTATATTATGGATAATATCATCAAGTTTTTTAAATATAACATTAAAATCTGGTTTGTATTTAACATCCCAAGTTATTTTACCAGTCTCTGGATTAACATCTGTTTGGGTTGTTGTAGCCGCAGTATAATCTCCTATCTCTAAAAGATCAATTAATTTATACATTTTTTTCATATTTACCATTTTCTACAAGACCAATAACGTGCTTTCCATCTTGGTCCTGGATTTGTATCACAATGATGTCTTGCTCTGAAGCTTTTTCTCCTTTTAGGATTGCTTTTTTTAATTTTAACACCTTTTTGGCCGAAATTAACTTTAACCACATTCCCTTTATTGTTTTTAACATACACTTTGAATTTTTTTACATCACCAGCCATAGGTTTTCCTAACTGCACTGTTCTACCTTTATATTCTGCCTCTTCTAATTTATTATAGTGCTCTAAAATATACTCTTTTAAGCACATCGGACAGAATTCACCCTCATTTAATTCATGTTTATGCATATATTAATGTAAAAACTTAAGTTTATATTTAGTAGATTCTATTAAAGCAACTACATTGTCTATTTCATTTTGAATATAGCTATCTTGAGGTAGTGTTTTTCTTACACTTTCTACATATTGACATAGTGCTTCAAAATATATTAATGGCTGATTATCTTCTTTAAACTGTGCTGGGCTTGTATATCCATAGATAATTCCATATCTACCTTGAAAACTTTCTACAAGTCCATCAGCTAATTCTACAATTTCATCATAGTACTCATTTAGAGCTTTATGAGCAGCATATGATCCTTCTCCAGTTGTCTGTAAATGGAATATATGAGCTTGAGTACGACTAGAAAATAATGTTGATATAAATTTTGCGTATTGTTCCATTATTTTTTATCTTTTTTGTCTTTATCAGATTCTTTTTCTATTTCTTTTTTTGATTTTTCTATTTTTTCTAACTTAGTCATTAAATCATCTATCTTAGATGTTATTAATGCTATTTGTTCTCTATGTTTAGAAGCATTTTTTGGATCTTCTTTAGCCATATCCATATACTCTTTTCTCTTTTTCTCTAGAGTATCTAGTACAGTTTTAACTTTTTTACTAGTTTCTTCTTTTTTCTCTTCTAAAGCGGCTTGTTTTTTAGAATACTCTTGAAATAGATTATCAGCTACTGACTGAGCCATTGGTTGGTCAGCATAAACTGAGTGAATTTGATCAGGTTGTATTTGTTGAAGACCTACTAATGGATCAACTGGTTTAACAAGATCAGTTACTTGGCATCCTGAATAAGGATTTTGTACTGCATATACATTTGATAAAGACATGTCAGCAGCTTCTTTTATAGTTTTTTTAGTTTTCATCTTGTTTTCTGCATGTATTTGTAATGCCGCTATATAATCATCTAGACTTCCTTTTGTACATCCTACTTTTTCTCCTCTTACTGTTATCTTCTTACCGTCTTTTACTTTTTTAATTTTCTTATATACGCACTTATTTTTATAGTCTATAGAATACGGCATAATTTGTTTTTAATAAATATTTTAAATTTGAATCTTTTTTAAATTTTCTATATTTGATTTTAATTCGTTATATATTTTAGTCTTATCTACTTTACTCCAGCTCTCGATATCTCCATTTTCAGTTATAAAAGAATCATTTTGATTCATCCAAGACTCAACTGCATTTTCAAAATCTTCTAAAGAAGCATTTTTACTTGCATTTCTTTGTTTAGAAACGTACTCATCCCACTTTCCATCTATTCTAATTTTTGTTTCCATGTCAATAACACAATCAAAACACATGTTATGTAGAGTATACATTTTTTTATTCAAATCATGTATTTTCATAGGTTTATTACAACAAGGACATGTTAAAGGCAATACAGCTAATCTTTTTATACCATCTAATTTAGTAATTGTCTGCTTAATACCATTCTTTATAGTCCACTGTTTTCCATTTTCTTCCCAAATGTCTCCTTCTGAATAATCTGTGTTTTTCTTTTCCCAACCTGATTGAATTTGAGTTCTATCACCAGCATTACCTGTAATAATATTCCTCATTCTTTGTACTGTACTTTTCGAAAACTCTTTTTTTAAATTTGATTGGCTCATAACAATTATTTTAATTTATTTATATTATTTGTACTACTTTTAAGGCTTCAGGATTAATAAATTTAGGGAAAAATAATTTATATATTCTCCTACGTTTTTCATTCGTGCCATCAATAATAATCTTATCTACTTCTTCTTCATATTGATAGTAAAAATCATTAATTATTTCAGCTATTGTTTCTAAAATATTTCTAGCATCTCCTTCTCCTGTCATTTGAAATGTATCTATTTTATTCAATTCTCCAGTATCTACTCCAAATGATAGTTCAAATTCTTTTTCTTTTTGTTTAGAATCAAAAATGACTTTGTATTTATTTTGTTTTGTATTAAAAGTATATTCAACTACTAATAAACTATTATCCTCATCATCATATAGAACATCATGTTCTGAAAATGGATAAGCTGATTCTTTTAGTATGTTTAATAACTTAATCATAATCTAAATTTTTGTAAAATATTTATAGTATTTTCAGCACTTTTATGTACAATTCCAATTGCACCAATCGCTTTCCAAGGCATTATATTTCTGTAATAATCATCTATTAATATAGATTTTTTAATTTCAGACTCTGGTAAATTACTTATAGCATCTTCTTTATGTCCTGTTTGTTTAAAAATAATATTGCTAGGACCTGGTCTTAAGTTTTCTTTTATCCAGATTAATTTACCTTTTTCAGCGTATTTAAAACTACTAGGACTTGATAAAATAATAGGATTGTATTGAGATATATAAGACCATAGATCTAAAGCTCCAGGGAAAAGTGGCATTTTTGACCAAAAAGTCACTCCAATATCATCAACAGCTTTTTTAAATATTACTGGACCTTTCTCATTTGTATATTCTCTAGGAGTCATACCATAATAATGTTCAAATTGACCATCAAAATCAGTTAAAACTCCATCCATATCAGAATAAATGGTATATGTATTTGATATTACTTCATTTAGTATTTTATGAAGTTTTGATTCATATATCAATTCATTTTTTTTACCATAATTTCTCATAATTACTCCAGATATTGAATTTGCTTGATTCTCAATATCAGATCCAGCTTTTCCTGAATCTGGATGTAATAGGCCTAACTCATTTTGTCTATGGTGAACTAATTCGTGTGATAATGTTCTTAATGTATCAGCAAGATTTCTATTTCCTATATAGACTTTTAAACTTTTAGAGTCATTTTTATATTGACCAAAACTGTGTATACTTAATACCCAGTCTTTATCTTTTGTAAATTCAATTTTAGGTAGATTTTCAATCTGTAAACTGTATTCACAAAATTTTATAAAATCTTTTACAATACCTATTTTTTGTTCTATTGTCATTTTTATTTTATAATCTTTGTTAACAATCCGAAAACATCTTTTGTTATTCCTTTATTATATGCTGCAACAGGAACAAACTTGGAAAATTCATCAAAGTTTCCATCTTTTATTGCCTGCCTCATTTGTGTTGCTGAAATTCTACCAAATTGATCTGGTATTTCAATTGGTTTAATAACCCCAGGAAATTTCTCTTTTAATTTATCAAAATATCCTAATTCATCAGACTCTTCTTTTGCTGCACCCACATATATACTTTTTAAGTCTGGATTTTGAGATGCGTATCTAAAAATATCTTTTATAGGAGTTGATTCAGTTGATTTTTGTATAACAATTTTTGAATTTGGTTCTGCTTCTAAATAATCATTCCAAATAAGCACACTATCATCAGGAGTTATACCAAATTTTGTTACATTACTTATAATAACATAAACTTTATTTACATAGGTTTGACTAGCTAAATATTTTGCTGCCTCAAAATGTCCTTTATGTGGAGGTTTAAATTTACCAGGATAAAAACATGGGCCTGTATTAGCATCTACTTCATATAGTATTTGCTGCATTATAATTTTACCTATTTGACTATAATCACGCATTTACCAATCTATTTATTTTTGTTTTTATTTCAGTCGGATCATCAAAATGTAAATCATTTATTTTGCTAATTTGTATAGCTATTTGATTATTTAAATCTTTAAATTTTTGAAGTCCTTTTGCCATCTCTTCAGGAGATTTTTCTTTACCTTTTACCTTGAATGGATCAAAAAATTGTTTTCTTACTTCAGGATCTGTTGGATCAAATTTAGGAAATACCACATCTTTTTCATCATATGCTTTATATAATATAAAACTATCTCCAAATTCTTTTTTATACAAATCTATATTACTAAACATATTAGACCAACTTCTCAATATAATAGACGGCATAAGAGTTCTACCACCCTCATCACCTCTTTTGATATTTCTACTAAGAGATATATCTGGTGGTACAAATATTAGCACCATTGCAGTTTTATATCCTAACTCTTCTAGTTCTTTTTTCTTTTTTAATATTTCTCTAGAAGATCCACCAGTTCCGTCTATAATAATATGAGACATATCTACTTTTGATTTCTCATATTTTGATCTATGTATCTTTTGAGCCTGGGCCATTGCACTTCCTGCCGCAGATAAATCCTCAGGACCTTGAAATTTTCTAAAATCTAATGGTAAACCGGCTTTTTGAAGTAGTGGTTCATATTCATCATCTACATTTAATACAGTAAAATCTGCTACAGGATCTAAAAACTCGGTTCTAAATGTTGATTTCCCAGCTCCTGCCGATCCCGCTAAGAATATGGCTATTGGACTTGATGTTACTTCCAATAAAAGTTTAGACAGTTTAATCATATCTTATAAATATTAGTATTATTAAACTAATTTTATAGTATTTGGGAGGGTTGTTAACTCAATTTCCTCTTCAGGATGCATTATTTTATATGTGTTATATGTGTGTAAAAACATATTGAAATACTCCTCTTGAGTCTTATCACCCTCTTTTAGTTCCCAGCCAGAGCCCTGAATCCTTTTACCATACTTGTCTGGACCGCGTTTACTGGACTTTAACCACAAAACTGCTGATTTGTCTATCTTTTCACCAAAACGTTCTGTATACGCATTAGAATAGGCCGCCATTTGTAAAAAATAACTAGTATGGACAGCAGTAGATGTTTTTATATCTATTAACCATTTTTGACCATTTAATTCAATAAGTAGATCTAGAGTTCCAGAGTATTTATACTCATCAGAAAACATAAATTCCTCAGATAAAATTAAAGTGGGTTTATAAGTAGACCAAAATTCATAAAAACCTAGAATCATTTTCCAAACATGCGTATTATAATTGACTCTACCATCTGACTCAATCCACCTAATCTCTTCCCCTTTTAATATTTTCTCTACTGCTTCATGAACTTGTGTGCCTTCATCACCGGCTCTTCTCATAATATAATCTGCATTATGCCCTGTGTCTTTTAACCAAGTTTCAAAGAAAGCTCCTTTGGGAAAATAAGATAAGATAGTTGTTACTGAAGGATAAAATACTCCTGGAGATCTCTGATAATATCTAGAATCGTGTAAAGTGATCTGTCTTAATTCTGGGTCTGTTTCTACTACTCTTTTAAGAGATTTATTATTGTAGATATTGTTTGTTTTTTCTATCATACTAGTTGCATTTTTTTGATCAAAAGATCGGTGAAAGTTAATTGTGTTGCTTTATGTAATAATTTTGTTATATTCTCAAATCCCAAATCAGAAGGATCTTTTCCTTCTAACTCCACTAAATAGACTTCTTTACCCATATTAATCAAATTCTCTGCATAAGTCATAGATTCTTTAATAGCATCTTTATCTAGAGCTAAATAAACAGTTTTTACTTCAGATTCTACTAATTTCATCATTAGAGCTTTTGGAATTGTCTTACCAAATAGAGGAATTGCGTTTCTTTTTATGGCTATGGCATCAAATGATCCTTCACAAAGAACAACTGGAATCTTCCAATTAATAAAATATTCAAATCCTATAATATCTGTTTTAGAAACACTAGGTGCATCGTATTTTAAGCTAGCCTCTTTCTCAAAAGATCTTGCAATAAAATAATTTATACTTCCATTTTTATCATATGATGGAATTATTATTCTATTTTTAAATCTGCCTGATGCACAATATCCTATATTATATTTTTTTATATCACAATCAGTTATATTTCTTTTTTTAAGATATGCCATAGCATGTCTGAATTCTAACTGATTCTTTTTTGGTGTGATATTTAATGATATAAACTCTTCTGGTAGTGTTACTGTTGTTGGTTTATGATTTTCAATAGATGTTTTATCAGATTTGAAATATTTTTTCATTTCTAATATCTTATCTGTGCTAACTCCTAGTTTTTTTAATAATGTTACTGGGGTTTTACCCTTTGTAGGTGGGTGACACGTCCAACAATTATATTGACCAGATACCACATTAATAATAAGCTTAGGATTCTTATGTTTACAAATAGGGCAATGGAATGAGTAATCTTTGCCATTCTTATCTGCTTTACCAGTTCCTAATACAGATTCTAATAATCCAAGTATATATTTGCTATTATCCATAATATAAACATACTAATATATTTTGACTTATAAAAATTTATTTTTAATGTGTAATTTAAAATACTTTAAAAAAGATTTTTTTATTATGAAACTTTTTTGTATATTAGTAGTATAATGTAAAGCTTTAAGCTCTATACCGTAGCTTGGTGTGATTCCATGAGCGCGTCTTAGATTAAAGAATAACTTTACTACCAGGAGCTAAGATCAAGGCAACAATGCTTCAGGTATATAAACATAATAATTTAAAAAAAACTGTTGAATATTGGTTCAATCCAACGGTAAGAAAATTCCGACAGGGCTACAGTAATAATTAGATTAGGAAAAATAAAATCAAACACTTAAAAGATTAACAGATACCCTGTTAAAAATTTTTATTATATTTGTAATATGGAAGAAAATAAAATTGTTGCAACAGAAGAAGAATTGAATGCAATATATGATTATTTAGGATTAATGATTGAAAAAATGAGTGAAGAAGAAAAAGATTTTTGGTATAATATATTAAGTAAAGTCGATCCGGATTTTGAAAAAGAAAATTAAAACTTATGAATAAAAAAATTGAAATTTTAACAATTAAAGGATGTAATTCATGTTTAGAATTAAAAGACTTTTTAAATTCTAATAATAAAAAATATATAGAATACGAAAGTTCAATAGATAATACTAATAATGATCACATATTTGATAAATTTGAATCTATATCAAAAAATAAAATTAGTCCAAAAATTATTATTGATAATAAAATAATAATATCTCCAACAAATAATATTAGTTTCCTTGAAGGAAATCCTAAAATTGTTGATGACTATGAAATTTATTATGCTACAAATATGAGTGCAATAATAGAAATTATTAAAAAAATAATATTTTAAAAATAAATTATGAAAAAATTAACAATTGATGAGATTGCTGGTAATGTGAGTAAATTCTACGAGTATATTGAAAAATATATTACTGGCACGCGTAAAGATGATCTATTAAAATTCTACAAATCAATAGAGGAGACGCTTGCAACTTCACCGGCCTCAACAAAAGAAGCGCACCATAATTGTTTCCCAGGTGGTTATTTAGATCATGTTCTTAGAGTTACTGAAATGGCTTTAGTTATTGATAGGGTTTGGGATAAATTTAATCAGAAAAAGAATTATACTTTAGAAGAGCTTGTATTTTCTTGTCTCAATCATGATCTAGGTAAATTAGGTACAAATGATGAACCATTTTATATTCCTAATGATTCAGAATGGCATATTAAAAATCAAGGAGCTCATTATAAGTATAATACTAAAATGTCTCATATGAGAATTTCTGATAGAAGTCTTTTTGATTTACAAAAAGCAGGTATTTCTATCTCAGAAAATGAATTTTTAACAATTAAATTGCATGATGGATTGTATGAAGAATCAAACAAATCGTACTATGTAACATATTCACCTGACACAGAATTAAAAACAAATCTACCATATATAGTACATCAAGCAGATTTAGCAGCTTCAAAAATTGAAAACCAAAATAAATAATATATGTTAACAACAATCATGGTTATATTATGGCCAGCAACAATAATAGGGTGGGTAATATACAATTTATATAGTAAAAATATAAAATTAGAAAAAAGTATAATTAGGCAATCAAATTTTATAAGTTTGCTACTTTCCACAATGAAAGATATGGATAAAACTGTTGAAAAAATAGATTCTACCATTTGGGTTCAATCAGATCCAGAATTACTTGCATTATTTGATTCTGTAAAACAAATCCAATCACAAATTCAAGACTTTATAGATGGAGAATAATATAATAGAAATTGAAACTACTCAAGAAGTTGCGCTAACTAAAAAAGGATCTCCTAGAAAAAGAAAGCCAAAAACAAAAAATGTTTATTTCACAGAGGAAACTGAAGATGCTATTTTACAATATAGAAATGCTACAACATTTTCTGAAAGAAATCGATTATATAATGAGAAAATTCATAATGCGTTTTATAAATTAGCTGAGAATATTATTCACACATTTAAATTCTACTATACTGATGTTGATAATATAGAAGATTTAAAGTATGAAGTGATTTCTTTTCTTTTACAGAAAATAGATTTATACGATCAATCAAAAGGTAAGGCTTATTCTTATTTTGGAACTATAGTTAAAAGGTATTTAATTCTTTACAACCAAAAAAATTATAAAAGAGTTTTATCAAAAACAGACTTTAGCGAGATTCATAATGATGAAAAAACTATTGATAAACTTATAGAACAACCAGAACCAGAAGAGTATGATAGATATGATATTGTGGATGCATTTATAAAAGAAATTGACAATAACTTATTAGAATTATTTGATAAACCTGAAGACATTAAAACAGCTGATGCTATATTAGAAATCTTCAGAAAAAGAGACAATATTGATATATTTAATAAGAAAGCAATTTTTATCTATGTTAAAGAAATTGCAGATGTACAATCAGCTACAATAACCAAAGTTATTAAAAAGCTCAAGACTATCTATAAGAAGATGCTATCTCACCATATAGAAAATATGGATAATTGATATTTATTTAAAAACAATGGATTTAGATAAGGAAATATTCAAAGGAAAAAAAATATCAGATCTTGTTAAAGAGGTTTATGATAAACAAAAAAACCAAGATAGTAGGATAACTGGAGAGATTGAAAGACTATCTGAATTAATATCATCTCCTGGCGATGCAATTATTATTGTCCCTTTACTAAAAGGATTTTTTGATTCTAGCCTAAAAAATGATGAGGTTTTAATGAAAATACTCCAATTGTTCCAAAAAGCTGCTGAGAAAAGTCAAGGTGGTGATGCTGATTCTAGTATTTTATCTGAAAAGGATTTAGCACAATTATTTAGTGATGTTAATACAGTTATTACTAAAGATCAAGAAAAACTTATTGGATAATAATGGCAGGCTTTTTTGACAAATATGAAGGCTCTTATGGAAAATCTACAGGACACTATTATATTATTGGTAGAGTTAAAAGAATTGTATTAGGTGCAAATCTAAAAAGTGGTCAACCCAATCCTGACTATAACCATGAAAAAGATTTAGGTGCTGTATATTTTGAAACTCTTTACAGTAATAAATCTGGAGTAAAAGGTACATCTTCAACATCAAGACCGGCATACCCTATTCATTCATTTGTAAGACAATACCCCACAATTGGAGAGATCGTTTTAATATTCCCAGGACCATCATCAGATTTAAATGATGGAACTGATAGACAAGATTTATGGTATATGCCTCCTTTTGGTATTTGGAACTCACCTAATTCTAATGTTTTTCCAAATATGGAAGAATATGCTAAATATATTAAAAGTAATCAAGAATCCACTTCTATACCTCAAGGATATACATTCCAAGAGAATGATAATATAAAAACACTAAGACCATTTGAAGGAGACACTATTATACAAGGAAGATTTGGTCAATCAATTAGATTTGGTTCAACAGTTTCAGATTTAAAAGATGTTAATAATTGGTCAAATAATAGTGTTAATGGTAAGCCAATTACAATGATTGTTAATTCTCAAAAAATTCCAAATAAAGTTGAATCTGAATCTCCAACAACTATTGAAAATATTAATAGAGACGGATCTTCAATCTATTTAACTTCTGGACAAGAAATTACTATGGTTGATTTAAATAATTTTCCTAATAGATCTTATGGAAATACAAACTCTATCAATCCTCAAGTAGATCAGGTTATTATAATAGAACAATTACCAATAATAAATGATTTTGTACCACCAGCAAATCAAGATAATAATTCATTTGCTTAAATAATTTATATCTAATGTTAGTACCAGATTTTCCATATAAAGACAATCAGATTATATTATCATCTAATAGAGTTTTATTAAATTCAAAATCAGATGGTATTTTTTTATTTGGTAAAAGAATGGTGGCTTTATCATCTACTGAAACTATTAACTTAGATGCTAAAGAAAAGATATTAATAGATTGCGATAAAATAGAATTAGGGCATCAAGCAGAAATTTTAGGAGAGCCTGTTATTTTAGGAAATAAAATGATAGATCAATTAAAATTATTAGTTAAAGAACTAAAATTCTTAGGTAATATGTTACAAACTGTTTCTAGTACTGGCGATGCTAAATCATGGATTAATATACAATCAGGTGGATTAAGATTATATAATGCTTGTAATGTTCTTAGTAATATATTAAAAGATATGAATCATCCACAAAATCCTTTATCAAAAAATACATATACAAGATAGATGGCATTAAGTTATTATATAAGCAATAATGGTCTATTTAAGACAATACACGTATTAAAAGATGGTACTCGTGTATATTATAATACAGGTAGTGATGAAAAATCATTATTAGAAAATGCTAGATACGAACTTAGACCATCTGAGGGTTCAGCTGTAGACACAATGTCTGAACAACCAGCTCCTCCTATGCCAAGTCCTGCTCAATCAGTAGCTGAAAAAGCATCGCAATCTAATATTGGTGCTAGCTTTTCTTCTGTTCCTAAAATAGAAGTAGATCCTGAAACACCAGTAAATTTACAATCTAATACTTCATCAGGATTTAATAAAATTACAACAACTATTAATGATAGTATTAGTAAAACACAAGATGCAATAAATAAAATATATTATGGAAAACAACCAGATGCTAATTCAAAACACCAAAATCCATTAGACTATGGATTAGTAAATGTTGCAGATTTATTAGCATCAGTAGATTTATGCGCAATTGCTAATTACGCTTTAAACCAAATCCCTGGAGCTAAAAAATTTGATCCTAAAGATAAATCAGAAACTAATACTCCATTAGGAAAAATAAAATATAATATACAATATTCTGCATATAAAATTCAAACTTATATAGATGCATATTATACAAGTAATGGAGGACCAGATACACCCCTAAGTAAAACTGCATTACAACCACTAATTACGCAGCTTACTAATGCTTTAGGACAAATAGTAGGTCCATCATCAGATAATTTATTAAAGAATCCTGAATTTAAAAAAGCATTTCCAGCATCTTCTGTAATGGACAATCTTTTTGAAAACTGTTTGGGAATGTTTAATAATTATACAGATTTAAGAAATATTCCTGATGCAGAATTACAAAGAGTTATTTCTTTTATAGATAAGACTAGAGACACTTGTATAGCTATACAATCATTAACTAATCCTGCAGATTTGATTGCATTAGCAGATTCTTTTCTTGGAGGTGCAATTGCACAACAAATAGCTAAATTAAATAAATTAATAGATCCTAAAAAGATAGCGCCTGTAGTAAAACAAATGGTAGATGCTTGTCAAAAAGTACAATCTATCATAGATATTTTATTAAATTTTGTAAATTTAGCCGCAACTATAATAGAATTATTAATAACCTTAATTAATATATTCCAAATAGTTCTTAAATTTATTTATGCTTTACCGATACCAAATATGGTGACTACTATAGGAATATCAACACTTTTTGCTGATTTATATGCCGGTATTAAAGATGTATTAGACGCATTTAAAAAAAGATTAGAAGAGTTTAGTGCTATACTTGGAAATATAGTTAATTTATTACAAGATATTTCTTTTAAATTACAAAGTCTAATACAAAAATTTGGATTAGTAATTCTAAATTTAGAAAATTGTGAAAATTTAGATCCTAATTTAGCAGAGAAAACAAAAAAAGCAACAAAAAAATTAGAGGATACTAATAAAAAAATTGAGCAATTCCTATCTAATTACAATGAAAAAAAGAAAAAATCAGATACAACTTTAGGAGATTATACAATAAGTATTTTATCAGAGGAATTAACCGATGAAGGTATAATAAGAAAAAGAAGATATGGTGTTGCATTAGATAGTAGTCAAGTAGAAGTAGTTAAAACAACTCCTACATTTGCTTCAGATGATAATATCATAATAAATGAAGTAAAATCATTACTATCTAGAAAAATTGGTATAGATAAAGACTCACAATTAATACAATCAGCTGCTAATTTCTTATCTTCAGCTCCATCAATTGGTGCATCTCAAAAAACCACATTTGATAATGGATTTTCAGTAAATGGATTAAATTTATCTGGATTTCTCAATAATCAGAGGGGATCTACTGCATTAAAAAATAAAACAAAAACTGCTTTAAAGAGTAATAAAAACAAACTATCAAAATCTTTAAGCGGATTAAAAAAATAAACAAAAACAATATTTATAAAAAATGGCAAAAATAGACTTACTTAGGAAAATTATTAGAGAAGAGCTTATAATAGCTTTAAGGCAAGAACTACCTAAAGTTATATCAGAAATACAACAAAGACCTGCTGGTAAAGAAAATATAATAAAGGAAATGAAAAAAACGCAAGTTCCTTTAACATTAAATACAGCAGAAACATATAAGAAAAAACCTGAAATGATTTTTTCAAAATCATCACCTCTAAATGATTTGTTAAATGAAACAGCACAATCAATGGGAAGTGATGATATAGAAACATTAAGTTTTTCAACAGATAATATTAATCCAACATCATTTTTTCAACCCACTGAGGCATCAGTTGGTGATATAAATGGAATGTTATCAAGTGCAAGACCTAGTTCTGATATTTCAATGGTACAAATAAATGAAGTTCCAGATTACTCAGGTCTTATGAAAAATTTAATGGCAAAAGGTGCAATATAAAATGGCATACGGATTAAAACAAATATCACCTCTTGATTTAAAACCTTCAACTGCAATTGGAGTACAAATCCCATTTTCATCCCCATCTGTATTTACTTCAGTATATACTACTAAAGAGCAAACTAAATTTAATATAATAAACTATTTATTAACAGATAAAAGAGAAAGACCTTTTAATCCCTCTTTTGGGGCTGGATTAAGATCAAGATTATTTGAACAAATAACTCAAGAGTCTATTTCTAATCTAGAGGATACTCTTTCAAAACAAATAGAATCAAATTTTCCTAATATAGAAGTTACTGAATTAAAAGTGGTTGGTCAACCAAACTATAATTCTATAACAATAAAATTTAGTTACAAAATAATAAACACATCACAAACTGATACAGCTACTATAGTAGTTCAAAATGGATAAAAATGGCAGAAGAAAAAGACATAAAATATTTAAATAAAGATTTTTCTACCTTCAAGTCTGACTTGATAGAATACGCTAAATCTTATTATCCGACAGTATATAATGATTTTAGCCAAGCATCACCAGGATCAATGTTTATTGAAATGGCGGCTTATGTAGGTGATGTTCTATCATTTTATTTAGATAATCAATTACAGGAGACCTTCTTACAATATGCTAAACAACCTAATAATTTATATACAATGGCATATATGTTAGGTTATAGACCAAAAGTAACGTCTGCAGCAATTGTTGATTTAGATGTTTATCAAACTGTGCCAGCTACAATAGACCCAATTTCATTTGAGTATATACCAGATTTTCAATATGCATTAATAGTGGAACCTGGAATGCAAATAAAATCTAATGTTAATAATTCTAGTTTTTTTTATATACCAAATAAAATTGACTTTACTACATCATCATCATACGATCCTACTACAATAAACATATTGACTACAGCAGGAGGTAATCCAAATAGCTATTTATTTACAAAAAAAGCAAGAGCTATTTCAGGAGAAGTAAAAACAGCAACTTTCTCATTTGGTGCTGCACAAAGATTCCCTAGTATAACAATACAAGATTCTAATATAATTAATATTTTAGATGTAACTGATAGTGATGGAAATAAATGGTATGAAGTCCCCTATTTAGCTCAAGACACTATAATAGATGCTATACAAAATACAGATCCAAATACAAATAATCAAGTACCATATCTATTAGATAGAATAAAAGTTCCTAGACGTTTTACAAGTAGGTTTTTATCTAATGAATCTTTAGTTTTGGAATTTGGACCTGGTATAAATACTGTTGCAAATCAATTTATACCAGATGAATCTATATTACCTAATCCTAGTTCAATAAGTATGGGTATGACTGTTGGAGGTGATTCATTTACTGCATCATTTGATCCAACAAATTTTGTAACAACGCAAACATACGGATTAGCTCCTAGAAATACAACATTAACAATTCAGTATTTAGCAGGTGGAGGTGCAAGTGCAAATGCTTTATCAAATGAATTAACAATACCAGTAAGTTTTAAAGCTACTGGTTTATTTGATACATTTAAAACGACTATAGCTACAAACAATCCTGGTCCTGCTAATGGAGGAGGAGATGGTGATACTATTGAGGAATTAAGACTAAATACATTAGCACAATTTCCATCTCAATTAAGGGCAGTTACTCAAGAGGATTATATGGCAAGAGCATTGAGTATGCCATCTAGATTTGGAAAAATATCTAAAATCTTTATAACTAAAGATGATTCAACTTTTATAAATTATATTGGAAAAGATTTAACACAAAGAGATCAAGTATTAGTTAGTTTATATGTTCTTGGATTAGATGTTAATGGAAAACTATCAAAACCAACACAACCTTTACTAGAAAATTTGCAATCTTATTTATCTGATTATAGATTATTAACTGACGCTGTAGATATAAAGTCTGCATATATAGTTAATATTGGTTGTAATTTCCAAATAGTAATTAGACCTAATTATTCAGGACAAGATGTATTAGCTAGATGTATATTAGTATTAAAAGAATATTTTGATATTAAAAATTGGCAGATTAATGAACCAATTATACTATCAAATATATATTCTTTACTAGATCAAGTTGCTGGAGTACAAACTGTAAAAAAAGTAGAAATTGTTAATAATGTTGGCGAATCAAGCGGATATTCTAAATATTCTTATGATATTCCTGGAGCAACTATAAATGGAGTTATATATCCATCATTAGATCCATGTATCTTTGAATTAAAGAATCCAGATATAGATATTCAAGGAAGAATAGTAACTTTTTAATTGAAATAAAAAATGGCAATATATAAAATATTCCCCTCAGCAGACTCCACAATATATTCATCAGCGCCTATAAAAAATACAGGGCTCGATGAAATTTTAGAGGTGTCTGTAAAAAATAATGGAATATCTCAAGATGATATAAGAAGAGCTCTAATTAAATTTAGTGACTCTGATCTTGAAATAATAAATAATCTAAAATCTGAATACTCTTGGCAAGCTAATTTAAAATTATATTTAGCAAATGCTGAAGGATTATCTATTCCATATACTTTGGAATTTAATCAAATAACAGATGATTGGTTAATGGGCACAGGTAAATTTTTAGACAGTCCACAGACTACAAATGGTGTTAGTTGGTATAGTACCGGATCATACATAGGAGGTTCAAATACATGGTCTAATCCATCATATTATATCACTCCTGGAGGTGGTTCCTGGTCAAATGGGGTGGTTCAATCATTTGATTATAAAGATGATAAGGATATTAATGCTGATATAACACAAATAGTCCAGAATTGGTTTAATGGAGATAATAACTATGGTATTATTATAAAACATGAAACTGCTATTGAAAATAATCAAGATAGTTTTATAACACTAAGTTATTTTAGTGTTGATACTCATACAATATTTCCTCCTTGTTTAGAAATAAGATGGGATGATAGTACTTATAATAATGGAGATTTAGCAATTATAGATAATTCTAATACTATAATAACTATAGCTAATAATCCATATAAAATTAAAGCCAATGATGGTAAATATCAATTTAGAGTTTCTGCAAGAGATAAATACCCAGTTAGAACTTTCTCTACAGCTTCAATTTATACTGTAAATAAAGCTCTTCCTGAAACATCATATTGGTCAATTCAGGATGTGAAAACAGAGGATATAATATTTGATTTTGATGAAGATTACACAAAGATTAGTTGTGATGAACAAGGAAGTTTTATAAATATTTTTACAAATGGATTAGAACTAGAAAGATATTATAAAATATTAATAAAAATTGTATTAGATTCTGGGGAATCTTATATTGTCGATAATAATAATATTTTTAAAATAATTAGATAATGCCAAAAGTAGACTTAATCAAAGATGTAAAAGGTATTAGCACATATAAAAATGTAATAGATACTAATTTTCATGAATTTATTAGCGCTCCCCAACCTGTTCAAACTCCAACAGTTACAGTTGAAAGTTTTTTCTCTTATTATGATCAATTATTTTATGATATACCAGTAACAGGTGATAATTCTCACGAACTTTTAGTGAAAAGAAGTCAACAATATATTGGCGGTGCAGTAGAGGATGCAGAAAAAGCAGCTCTAATAGAGGAAATCAATTCACTAAAACAACAGATAATAGATTTAAGTGATACATATTTGACAATATCTAACTTAACATAATAAATAAAAATTAATGGAAGTAGTTAATATACTATATAATGGTTCAGGTATTAATGAGCAAACATATTCTAGTAAAGATTTAGCCTTAATAAATAGTAATTTCATAAATAATTCATTCGGTGATACAAATGATTATATAGAATTTTTTATTACTGATGAAAATTCTAATTTATTAGATTATAGTTACAATTCTAAAAATTATTATGTTGCAGGAGAGATAAGTGCAGTATCAGATAAATCAACAGCTGTAATAGTCGATCCTGAAAAAGATGTCAAATCAAAGGGTATAAATAGAGGTGTTGTTAATATACAATATAACTTCTTAAAGAATATACTTAATTCTAGTTTTAATAGTACTTATTGGATTAAAGAGATTTCAAATAGTAGATTAGAATTAAAACTCTCTTCACAAGCTATTAGTGGAGAATCAATGAGAAAAGGAGTTTCTCAATTTCAAACTTATACAGCTCAAAAAAATTATTTTGGTGATTTTTATTTAAATTTTGGTAACAATAAATTAATTATAGCTGTAAATGCGGCATATGTTAATCAAAATGGTGAAAATTATGTTTTAATTAAATTATATGAACCTCTACCTGTTGAATTTGATTTAAAGTCTACATTATGGATAGTTGATAAAATAGCAGAGTCTACAAGTTTTAAAGTTGATATACAAGTTCAAGCAGAGCAGGTAGTAGTCGATAATAGATTAAGAGGTCCTAATTTTAAAGTAGAAGTAACAGAGAAAATAGGACAAACTACACCATATTATTCTTATTCAACATTATTTTCGTCTACAGTTTCATCATCTTTACAACAGTTGATGTCTTATTATGACGATAAAGCGGTATCAATAAATGTAGATTATACTAATTTCAATAATTTTATTCATTTTTCTAGTGCGACTGAAAGAATAAACAACTTTGTGTATAAGTTAGGATTAATAGAATCATATAATGAACAAATCCTATCTCAATCACTAATACCTGGCAATCAAAGCATAACATCTGCATCAATACAAATTATACAAAATAGTATTGATAACATTATACAAAAATTTGATACCTATGAGTATTATTTATATTATGCTTCTGAATCATTTGCTTGGCCAAAAAGTAATATAACTAAACCATATACTTTATATTCTGTAACATCTTCTGAGGCATATAACTGGTTAGGGTCTGAATCAACCTTACCTTCTGTGTTAGGGGTATCAATGTTATATTCAGCATCTTTTTATGATCAAACAAATAAAGATTTATTAAAATCAATTATTCCTCAATATATTTTAGATGATCCACAAAATGAGCCATATACAGTATTTCTTGATATGATTGGCCAACATTTTGATAATGTTTGGATTTATTATAAAGATGTAACAAATAGATATAATGGTACTAACAATCCAAACACTGGTATTTCACTTGATCTAGTTGCTGATGCGTTAAAAGGATTTGGTGTACAACTATATACAAACACAAATCTATCAGATAATGTTTTTTATAGTTTATTTGGTTTTGATCAAAATGGAAGTAATCTTCCACCAACAGGCTCTGAAGGATCTCCAACATATCCTATTAGTTATGTAACTTCTAGTATACAAACGTTACCATATGATCAAATTCAAAAAGAAATATATAAAAGATTATATCATAACTTACCCTATTTATTAAAAACAAGAGGTACTGAGAGAGGTATAAAAGCCCTTATATCTTGTTATGGTATACCAGATACTATATTAAGAGTGAATGAATTTGGTGGAGAGCTAATTTCTGGATCTTATGATTTAGAGCAGTTAAATAATAATAAAATAAATATTTTTCAGCTAAATGAATTATCTGAATCTGTTTTGTCAAAAGATGCAACTCTACAAATACCAGAATATAGTAATTATAGAAAAAATAGTGTTAGTTTAGAAATAGGATTTTCACCAGCAGATATTATAAATGCTGATATAACTGGATCTGATCCTAATTTTAGAATTGATAATTATATATCAAGCCCTGGATATTTATACTCATCTTCATATGAGGCATTAGACATTTATAAAAATAATTATTTTCAAAATTATGCATATAATCATAATGTTTGGGAATATATAAGACTTATAAAGTTTTATAATAATTCATTATTTAAAATGTTGAAGGATTTTGTTCCTGCAAGAACTGATTTGTCAACAGGAATAATTATAAAACCGCATATATTAGAAAGAAATAAGTATGCAAGGAATGAACCAGATACAGAATTTTTTAATAATTTAAGTGAATCAATAGACACGGCTGATATTTCTGGATCATATGCAAATCAATTTAATATACCAACAACAACATATAATTTAGTTACATCATCAATGGGATATATTCCAGTAACAAACTCCTTTGGGTTTGAAAACTATACTGGGGAATATCAAGGAACAGATTTATTAGGAGTTAATATAGATACAATAGGTAATCAAAATGATTTGTCGAAAACTATAACAAATACCTATCCTATTAATTATGGTCCTTTATTTCAAAATATAACAAGCTCAATTAGATCGCAAAGATATTTAGATCTTGATTATTCTAATAATCTAAATACTCCTGTGAATTTAGGAATAATTACGCAATCAATTAATAAATCAATATCAAATAATTATTCAACATATACTGATCCTAATAGTCCATATGCTGAATTACAAGATTATAATTATTTTACTCAAAGAAGTACGATACCTAGATATTATGGATCGAAAATGGTTGGAAAAAAATATAATGAATATACAAAAGTATCTTACTACGATATAGTATATTCAGTAGGAGAGTTTTTACCTTCATTTGATTGGCAAAGTTGGAATAAATCTTCTCCAAGATCTACAGATACATTTAGTACTATACAGATATATGCTCCACCATTAGATGATATAACAATTAAATTTTTAACACCGCTAATTAATAGTGCAAATAAAGAATTTATTGTTTATCAAGCAGGTCCTGATAATATAGGGACTAATAATGGTCAAGTGTTTAAATTAAATTTTGCTTATAGATTAGTAGATAATAATTTACCTACAGACTATGTTCTTTTAGCAGTATCTGAAAAATTAAATGGAACTTCAAATCCACAAACAATTAATACTTTTGTAGGTATAAATTCACAAGGAAATCCTTATGCAAAAATATCTTTACAACAATATCCAATTGAAATATATAATGGAGATAAATCATATGGTAAAGAACCTGTAATTAATCATAATTCTTATAAAATTGGCTGGGTTAAAAATATCCCAAGTCAATCTTTAAATTTTTATGACAAAACTACAATATATCTAAAATATTTAGTAGATGAAAATTCAAATGTATTAGATTTATCATTAAGAAATGATAATTTATTTGAAGTTCAAAATACATTTAAAACTGGTGATATTGTAAAATTATCTTTATCTGATACTATTAGACCGTCTCTTCAAACAACTCTTGATGGAAATAAAAGTATTTTTAAAGGTGGTTATTCATATGAACCCGTTATTTTTAGACAGTCTAATGAAGTATTGAAATTTCAAAATGATAATCCCCAAGGAGAAACTGTTTTAGGTGCTGGTATAAAAGGATATGATAGAAATTCTTATTTTTATCAAAATACTGGGACAGTTTTATGGAATCAGGATCAAGATTTTCCAGATTTACCTCCACAAAATACAACATCTAATATAGGATATGTATTTAGTACTAATTATAATGGATTACCCGGCGTTAATAGTGCACAACCATTTGAGACATTGCCTATGGCAACAGCTTTAACTAAAGCGCAATGGCAAAATAAAGTTGCATTAGATGCGCAAGGAAATACTCTATGGCACTATTATGAAAAAGATTGGCTAAACATAGATCAGCTTGGTGGATTTCCTAATAATTCATTTGATCTAGATCATTGGTCTAGAAAAATATATGCATTTAATTTATTTAAATTTAATAGTTTTGTTTCTGGTGGATACTATACTGAAAATTTTGATGTTAATACTATACAAGATCCAGCTGGATTATATGCATATAAAGTACAAAGGCCTGCTACGTATAATTTAAAAGCTTATTTTACTGTAGGTATGGCATTTTGTTATGAGAATGAATCGAATGGAGAAAACGGGTATGTTGATTGTCACCATACAGAAGGCGATTGTTGTTGCTGCGGTTGCTCTTTGTGTGATGGCCGCTATGAAGCATTTAACAATAATAACTACATTACAAGACCATTTAGGCAGGATGATGGTGGAACACGCTATCGTCAGGGAACTGGTGCACATTACAAATTGGTAGGGGTCTTAGAAAAAACTACAACTCCTAATATTGATACAAGTTGGGAATATGTTGCTAGTACTAGAATGAATCCAAATATTGGTGATAATATCAATGGTACTCAAACAAACGGTTGGACGAATACAATCTATATGCCAGGATTAAAAAGAGGGGTATCGCACGCATTGACAGAACATGTTTTAGTTGATGATTTGAATTATAATCCAAATAATGCTAATCAAAATTTTAATTATTATAAAAATAATGGAATACAAAAAACATTTAATTATGGAGATTGTTTAAGATTGGTATTTTATTTAGTTGATTCATCAGCGCAATTAGAATTCGGTAGATATTTAGCATTTGAAATAGGAAAACCAACAATTTCTGATAGTAAAATAATGACTGCTGGTGTGTATAATAATATAACAAGCCCATTTTTTGAAATAAATGACCCTTTAGTAACTAGTGTCAGATATACTAGTGAAACAACCGTATCTGGAAGTTCAATTTTTACAGTTAGTTCTAGTAATGGGATAGTATTTTCTGATGAAATGACACCAGTATTAGTAACAGGATCAAAATTTATACCCGATCCAAATTCAAATACTACAGCATACTATTCTCCTGTTATTGAAGAATCTTTAATAAAACCATTTGATCTATTAAGAATAGGATCAATAACAAGTCCCAAACCAGAATATTATACTATTTTAACAGCTGGCAAAAATCAAACTTTAAATTATAAGCCAATTAATCCATCTTTGTCAAGATTAACATGGCAAGGAGTTAATAATATAGTATCATTTATTCCTAATTTATCATGGAATAATTTGGGTAGACCTGGTGAAAATTACAGCACTATACAATTAATAACTACTGCTGGATCAATTTATGATCACTATTGGGCCGGTTTTACAGTTGGTACTGGCACTGCAATAATACCATCAACTACATATGGTAGCACATTTATTACTAATGGAGCAACAGTTTCAGGTATTACAAGTGATATAGGAACTAATGAAAATATGGCATTTACAATACCAAGTAATTTATCTCCTTATAGAACTATTCAAGGAAGTGTTGTTAATATATATGTACCAGTATCCTATAATCTAAATATACCTGGCAATCCGCAAACTATAAATACTCAAATTCCCCTTTCTAATAATTCACAAGTAATATTTACACCGGTATCATCAAGTTTATCTAATAGATTTTCTATATCTGTAGATCCACCATTTAAAAATTATTCTAGTATAAGCAGTCAAAATTTTGCAATATTGAGACCAGTTCCTAATGAGACATCAGTAATTATTGATTTTCATAAACAATTAGGTGATGTTTCTCAAACTATTCTTATTCCACAAGATGCTAGTGATAATTTAAAAAATAAAGTTGGTGAAATATTCCAAAATTTAAATGTTGATTTATCTAACCAAAATACACAAATTAATCAATAATGCAAGCTCTATATTATAATACAGGATCTTTTGGATTGACACATTTATTAGGATCAGATATAACAGGGTCATATACCCAAAGATTTGATTATTCAAATATTACAGAATTAATTCCATGTTCTAGTTTACAAGAAATAGTAGCTTTTAAAAATGGATCAAGATATGCTTCATTTCCAATAGCAGAAACAAATTTATATTATACAGATGTAAATTTTGTCAATCAAGTTACAAGCTCTGTATCAATGTCACAGAGTCCATATAATTTAGAAAAAGCTGGAATTTTTCCAATAAATTTTATTTTTTCCCCAAGTTTAATAAATACTTCATCTTTAGATACTGTTCTGATAACAAAGAATGTCTTATCCTCTTCTGGAGATACTTATGCAACTGGTAGTTTATTACTAACTGCTTCTTTTGACGCAAATACCTTAATATTAATAAAAAATAATACTCAATTCATAAATAACATTATTGATAGAAGGTATTTTGAAAATTTTATTTTTTTTGTAGGGCTTACTGAATCTCATGAAGTATATAATAATCTATTTTATGATTTTAATTTAGATGGTTTTATTAATATGAGAGAAAGAAATAAAGGAAAATTAGTTGATTCTGGATCTAATGGAATATCTGCTGCTGAAAATCTTGCACAAGCAATAAATTTAGTATTATCTGGATCAAATTCTAGTTCTAGTTTAGATCTATTAATGGCATCTGCTTCTGGAGGTACTTTAATATTATCTAGTTCTTATCCTGGAACATTAGGAAATGATATTAGTTTATATAGTTATAAAATTCCTAGCAACTTTAAAAGCGCATCTTCAATCGATTATTATTTTCAAAATAAAATTTTACAACTATCAGGTGGAACAGACTTTCTTCCAGAAGTATATACAACAGAAAGTATAATATCAGCATCCACTTCAATTTTTAATGGCACTATATCTTTAGTATCTGGTGAATCATATAATATTATAGTTTCCGGAAGCGGTCAATTTTATACCTCAAGTATTATAGTTACTAATACTGCTACTAGAGTTGTTGAATTATATGCAACGGCATCAAATCAATATTTAACAGCAAGTTTTTATCCATTAACTTCCGTAGAAAGAACTATAGAGGTTAGTACTGGTGTTTTACCAAGCCTACAATTATCTTGGGTAGATACAGGATCTATGCCATATAGTAATACAGGCAGTTTATCCGAATGGAGTGATTATTTACAATCTCAAATAACAATAATATCATCTAGTAGCGATACTAATTTATATTTTGCAGGTAGTGGTTTAGCTAATCAACAGCAATTAAATTTGCTATCACAAAATATAAATACATGTAATTTATTTGGATTTACTAATTTAAATTCAATTAATATAAATGGAAATCTATTATCTAGTTTTATAAATTTAGATGAAGCTCCTAATTTAGTTTATTATGATTGTGGTAATAACAATATAACAGGAAGTATACCTGATTTTACTCATGCTAATACAATATCAACAATAATATGTTCAAATAACAAAATATCAGGAAGTCTTTCTGGGCTATTATATTTACCATATTTATCAAAATTAGATTGTTCATACAATTTTATTACAGGAAGCACATTAAATTTATCATCATCTTATGGTGTTACTTATCTAAATTTTAGTAATAATCAATTATCTGGTGGATTAGAGGATTTAACTGGGGCTAATAGTCTACAATATTTTAATTGCTCTAATAATAATTTATCTGGTAGTATTTCAAATTTAAGTAATTTATATTTTTTACAAGATTTTTATTGTCAAAATAATATATTAACTGGATCTATTCCTGATTTATCTAATACACAAATTGTAAATTTTGATTGCTCTAATAATTTATTAGATGGTGGTATAAATAATTTAATTAGTTGTAGTAGTTTTATAAATTTTAATTGTTCATATAATTTATTAACAGGATCTATTCCTGATTTATCATCTACAATTAACTTATCTAATTTTGATTGTTCTAATAATAGTTTAGGTGCTGGCATTCCTAATTTAGATAATAATATTAATTTAACTAATTTTAATTGCGGATATAATTTTATTACAGGATCAATTCCTAATTTATTAAATAATCAAAAACTAGTATATTTTAGATGCAATAATAATAATATAACTGGTAGTATTGATATAGGTAACGTGAATATACAATTATTTGATTGTAGTGTAAATAATTTAGATGGATCTATTATTAATATAGGTGGATCAGGTAGTTTAAAATATTTTGATTGTAGTTATAATTATTTAATAGGAACTATACCAAGTATTTCAGACTATTCTAAATTAGAATATTTTAATTGCTCTAATAATAATTTAACAGGTTCTATACCAGATACAACTAATAATAATAATTTAACAACTTTTATTTGTAATAATAATAATTTAGATGGCGGTATTAACTCTTTAGGTAGATTTATACAAACATTTGATTGTTCTAATAATTATTTAACTGGAAGTATACCAAATGCGTCTTTATTATCTAATTTACAATATTTTAATTGTGAAAATAACAACTTATCTGGTGGAATAGATTTAACCGGGTTATCAGATTTAGACACATTTATGGCTGGATATAATGAATTATCTGGTAGTATATTAAGCCTATCAGGATGCATTAATCTAGTTCATTTTGATTGTTTAGAAAATGAGTTAACAGGAAGCATTCCAAGTTTAAATAGTTGTGTATCACTATCTTATTTTGATGTAAGTGGAAATAAAATAACTGGAAGTATACCTGATTTAGCAAATAACCAGCAATTAACTTATTTAGGACTTGATAATAATAAATTAACTGGGTATACAACAGCATCAGTAGGAACAATATCACCTTATTTATTAGATATATCAGCTGGAAATAATTTACTTACTCAAGCTGCTGTAGATGGTTTCTTACATGATTTAGATGTAGCAGGTGGATTAAATGGCCAGGTGTTTTTAAATGGTACAGGAAATGCTATACCTTCTGCAACAGGGTTATTATATACTGCCTCTTTAAAAAGTAAAGGATGGTATGTAGGAGTTAATCACTAAAAACTAATATTATATTTTAAAACATCAAATCATTATATTTATTAATAGAAAAAATTAAATTAAAATATGTCATATTTAAGTAACACATCTGTAGTAGTAGATGCTATTCTAACAAAAAAAGGTAGAGAACTATTATCAAGAAATGATGGATCATTTCAAATAACACAATTTTCTTTATCTGATGATGAAGTTGATTATGGTTTATATAATCCTAATCACCCATCAGGATCTGCATTTTATGGAGAGGCAATAGAAAAAATGCCAATTTTACAAGCATATCCAAATGATCAAGAGATTATGAAATATAAGTTAGTAACTTTACCAAGAGGAACAGCAAAACTACCAGTATTAGATTTAGGATATAATAATATTGTTATAAAACAAGGATCATCTATATCAGTTACTCCACAAACACTAAATTATTTAGGAGCTACAACTACATTTGAACAATCTGGATATGTGGCAACTATAGGCGATGTTAGAACTATGTCTACATTTAATGGTGTTGGTGTTAATACATCTGAAGCCACTGCATTAAACAGCACTCAAACAATTGGAACTAATGTAAGTAAAACTGTTATAGGAACAACAATTAACTTAACAGCCACCACTGTGAATTCTTTATTTGGAACAAACAGTTCTTTATACACCACTCTAACAGTAACAGGAAGAGATTCAGGAGCTAGATTATCAATACCAGTACAAATTATTAAAGTAACACAATAATAAAATATGTCTTTTACAAAATTCGATTCAACAGATTTAGTAGTATCTTCAGATTCAGTAACTGCTCCTGCATGGAGTAGTAATTTACCAATACTAACTTCTTTTTATACAGCTTCTGCAGGAACTATAACTAGTAGTTTCTATGTTGATGTATATAATGCACCAACAAATGTAATTAATTCTGCTGTGCAATTTTCTATTGCATATGGTAGAATGGATGGATCTGGATCAGCTCCATTTAATAATAGTGTGCCTGATTATACTCCAACAAAAATTAATTATAGTCAATATAGAAATATAATTTACGGAGATAATGAAGGATATTTTAATTTTGGTACTGGTAATACAGGATCTCAAGATATGATAGCAATTCAAATAGATAGGAATAGATATAAAGAAGGTTTATTCCCAGGAACATTTAATCTCACTCTATCATATGGTACTGTATCAAATGAATTAAAATTAACTGATAATTCAAATGATGTTACTAGTATATCTTACTTGGATTGTGGAAGAGTATTTGATATAGTTTCTGGATCAGATGGATCAGCTCAAAGTTCACCACTAGTTACGGGGGCTTCTGCTAGAGGTTACTCACCATCAGGATCTTATGGATTATTTTTACCTGATGTTGGATTAATTTTACTTAATCCATCTGCACTAGCGTGTCCATCAGGACAAGGTGGTTTAGGATTTTCATACTATACAGGAAATGGACCAGCAGCTCAGGATTATACTAATAACTTAGAAATACTAACTTTATTCCAATCAGGGAGTAATTTCCAATTAAATTCTCAAGAAACAATATCTTCAGATTACATATTTGTTAGAATAAAAAATACAGAATATAATTATACATCAAATCCTTCATTCATAACAGGATCTGGTAATTTAATCTATTCAAATTTTATTAATTCACCACAAACGTATATTACTACAGTTGGTATGTATAATAATGCTAATGAATTATTAGCTGTTGCAAAACTTTCTAAACCCCTAGTAAAAGACTTTACAAAAGAGGCTTTAATAAGAGTAAAATTAGATTGGTAGTATTTAACTAGATAAAAATAATAATTTAAAAATGAGTAGAGCTTCAAATACATTAAAAGCTTCAGATATATCTACTACTCCTATAAAATTAAAATACTCTTCTAGTTATGATTATGAAGATTTTCAAGATAACGGGATTGGTATACATTATGGGATTAATAGACCACTAAATGATTCTGATCCTATTTACCAACCTATTGTTAATTACAGAGGTATAAAACAACTATATTATCAAGATTATATAACTGGTTCTATATTAAAATCAACAGGTTCTTGGAACTCCAACCAACAATCAACAGCATATTCAGGATCAACAAATTTTGAAGACAGGTATTTTCCAATAGAATTAGATAGTAAAATTAATTCAATTGCTATTCCACCTATACTTTTTGGTGAAAATATAGCAAAAGGAACATTTAATTTAGAAATAAATGGTAATTGTTTTTTAAGTACAGCATCAATTGTAGATGACTCAAATGGTAACTTAATTGATAAATTATCGCCAGAATATTCTCAAATAGCTTCTTTTCCAATAAGCGTTGCTAGATTTTATGGTGGTAGTTTAGATTCGATACAAATTTCTAATGCCTATGAAGATAATTTTAATATAGGAGATATTATATCTGTTGTTAATAGTTCATATAATGATATTAAATATGCTGAGATAATCAATATTACTCCTAATGGAAATAAAATAAGACTTAAAGTTAAAACAGATTTAATTAATGAAGTAATTACTGAACCTATATATATTAACAAGTATGAATTGACTGGTAAATTTACCCATGTCGGTAATATTATATATAGTCAAGGAGTAGCAATAATAACAAATCAAGATTATCAAAAATATTTTCCTGTTGCTCCAACAGTAATTGATCAGACATACACATTTTATTCAACCCAATCAGTTAGAACAATAGATCTTTTAGTTGGATCTGATCCTGGATCTAATCCAATAGATTTATCTGCAACAAGTATATTTGGCCCTGATACAGTTTATTTTACTAATAATTTAGATGGTACAGTTACAATGCATAATGATGTATTAATGGGTAATTATAGTTTTACCTATTCTATATTTAATGTTACTGATGGTGGTTGTTTATCTGAAAGCAATTATGGTACTATTTATGTTAATTTATTATGCCAAACTATACCAGTTACATTTGGGACATTAAATGCAAGCTATGATATAACTGATCCGTCGACTATATTAAGTGGAAGTGAACAACCATCTGGTACATTTACTGGACCTGGACTATCTTCTATTACTAGCGGTACTGCTCAATTTGATCCTTTATCAGCAGGCTTAGGAACTCACACTATAAATTATCTTGTTGATAATTGTGGTTGTGTATCATCAACTAATCAAAGCACTAACGTTGTTTGTCCAAATATTTCTGTGAATTTCACTGGTTTGAGTTCAAGTTATTATATTAACGTGGATTCACCAGCTACTTTAGTAGGATCACAAGCACCATCAGGAATATTTAATGGTACTAGTGTAACAGATAATAATGATGGTACAGCGGTGTTTGATATGACTGTGCTAACACCAGGTACTTATGATATTACATATGAATACAGACATTTATTCTGTACATATAGTTATACTGGGTCAACAGCATTAAGTTATTATTGTGCGCCTCTTACTTTGACATTTACCACATTAAGTTCATCTTATGAAGATGATGATCCTCTAGTATCTTTAACTAGTAGCATAGCTCCAAATGGAATATTTAGTGGTCCTGGTATTACTGATTATGGTAATGGAACTGCAACTTTTGATCCAACTATAGGAGAGGGAACATACACTATAGATCTTAATTACTCAACAGGAGTTTGTTTCTATTCAGCATCTCAAACAACTCAAGTAATACACCCAATCGAGCAGTTTAAAATAAATGCAAACTATGTTCACTCATTTAAATTTTCCGAACTCTCTTCATCAGCAGATTTCAGTATAATTTGGGATACTAATAGGCCTGGAACACAAGTTAATTATTTAGCTGGGAATTATTCAAATATATCATATAGTTATGATCCTAACTACTATCCGACAAACTATCACACATACAGAGGAGATATTATAGTACAAACTCGTCGTTTAGTGAATATTACAGGAATGGTAATTAATGAAGGGGATGTGACTACATTAAGTGGAAGAGCGACTACACCACCAACAATACCAACATCACAAATTATAGTTGGTGCTATACCAGAATCTACAAAAAGAGATCCAAACAATTATATATACTCTATTAAGGGTAGTGAATTTGTTAAATTATCAGGATTGAAAAAATTTGTAATGGATGATTCTTACATGTATACTGGAATCCTTACTGATATAACAACTACTCAATTAGCTAGAACTTTAGAAATATTTAGATGTCAATGGTCAAATTTATCTGGAGATATTATTGATTTACCCCAAAACGTAAATGGAAATACTGGATTAACTGAATTAAGATTAAATTATCTGACCACTATATCAGGAGATTTGGTTAGATTTGATAATAACACTAACTTATATTATGGAGCTTTACCTCAAAATTTAACTAGTTTAATATTAAATACTGAAAGTGAAATAGTAGATACTGATGGATTTGATTCAGGTGGTAATTCTATTGGAGGTAATATAGAATATATACCTAGTCAATGTACTACATTTATTGTAAATGGGGTTAATACACTTTCTGGTTATTTAGCAAGGGTTAAACATTTAGCAAATATAGTGCATTTTCAAGTATTAGGAAATACTACTATTTATGCTGATATAAATGCTATGGAAACGCAACCGCAATTAACAGGAACTCCTGCTGCAAGTGGTTGGACAAGTCTAGAAACATTCGTATTAGGAGGCCCAAATCCAGCATTAAATTCTGATCCCACATCTATTTTAATAGGAAATTGGGGAACTTATCTCCAATTTTATCCAGGAGGAGTTAATCCTGGTATACCAAATTTTAAAACTAGACCATTAAAAATCTGGAGACAAATAAATGGATTTAGTGCTCTTCAAGGAAATGTAGGAGTATTACCAGAGACTTTACAAGTGTTTGAGCATGATGGAAAAGTCACATCAACTCCATCAATTGTAGATGGAATCACATTAAATGGTGGTAAAGTTAATCATGATCCAGTAGGACAAGATATAACATATACTTTACAATCTGGTAATGCTTGGGGAGGTAATTTAATAACTGGACCTCTCGGTCTTTTTTCTCCATCCGGATCTATTCAAAAAATACATGTACATGGACAAAATGAAATATTTGGATATATGGCATATAATAAATTAGGTGCTAATGCTCAAAAATTTGGTATTGATGCCGTAAGTTGTTCTTATTTATCATTAGGTGGAAATAGCGAAATTGGTGGAGGTATTTATGATGCGCCCCCAAATGTTCAATGGCTGGAATTAGTTGGAAAAACTGCGCCAAGATTAACAGTGGCAGCAACTAATACCGTTTCTGAAATTCGTCCATGGAAAAGTCCAATGTTTAGATTTAATATTAATCCAAAAACATTTAGTACTACTCCACCAACAACTTATTCAATAGTCGGACCTCATGGATTTAGTAGAAATTCACCTGTTGTATCTCACACAAACGCAGTTACATATACAGCTCCATATACTCTTAATGGAATAACTACAATTAGTTCTGCGCAAAGACTTTTAACTGATTTATATCAACCTAATGATATTAATCTTGATATAATATATAAAGTAGTATGGAAAGATTTAGATGTAGTATATCCTGGAGGGGTTCTACCTTATAGAGACTCAGAAAGATTTAGAGGAATTTATTATTCTAGAAGTGGTTTAGCTATTCCTGTTATTGGATCTCCAGGAACTTACACTATAGGAACACTAAGTACTGCAGAAATTTCTATTAAAAATTCATTAGAGTCTAATGCAAATCTTGGTGTTGCAACTTCTAGAACATTAACTGTTCTGATAGATCCTTAAAAAATTGAGTAAGTTATATTTATAATATATGGCATCACAATATTTTACAGTGTCTTTCCAAACGGAAACAACTATATACCAAAAAGAATATAGGTGTCATGTTAGTGAGAATGATTTTAATTATACAACAAATCCTAGTGCTGTTTACGGAACTACGAAATATGCAAATGCAAAAGGAACAATATGTATAAATAATAATCTTCCTCAACATGCAATTATAGATGTTTCTATTGATGATCCTGATTTAGGAATGCTATCTTTAGGATCATACACTGTATTGAGTGCGCTACAAACAACATCACAAATAGCATCAGCACTGCAATTAGTGTTAGCTGCTAATAGTTATGGTTATATAGTAACAGTGGCAAATAATTTAATAACAATTGAAGCTAGAGAGGGACTGGGAGCTTCTATTAATGGTGGAACTAGAATTATAGTGGTAGTAACATATCCAGACCCAGTATTTGATGACACATTTGATATAACATTTAATTAATATAATATGGCACAATTAACAGATATTCAATTAACAACAGAGGCAGGAGTAATAAAAAATGAAACTATAGCTAATGCTAATACTGCAGATAGAGTTGGTACTATGCTCTATGATATAATAGACAGTAAAATTAATTTAGATAACATTTCCACTGATACCAATTTAGGTACCAGCAACACTGAAATATCATCTCAAAATGCAGTTAAAACTTATGTTGATGCTAAAATTGATACTAATACTGCTTTAGGCACTAGTAATACAGTAGCCCCTTCTCAGAATGCTGCTAAAGTATATGTTGATGGAAAAATAAATACTAGTACTGCTTTAGGTACTAGCAATGCTGTAGCTCCTTCTCAAAATGCTGTTAAAACCTATGTAGATAATAAAATAACAACTTTAGATGCTAGTAAATATATCACTACTGGTAGTTCATCAAGTAACCAATCTATAACTGGAAGTTTACGTATTAATGGTGATACCTCTGTAACAGGATCTGCAAAAGTATTAGGAAATGCCACTGTGACTGGAAATGCCACTATTAATGGAGAAGGAAATGTAGTAGGTAATTTACTTGTAGGGCCAAGTATAATAACAGGAACTGGAGTAACAACTGGTGATGCAAGTATAGAATTAGGACAATCAAGAACGGGCGATGGTTACTCATTTATAGATTTTCACTCAAAAGCTGGAACAGACTTTGAAGCTAGAGTCATAAGAGGTCCAGGCACGAATGGAGAATTATCTATCCAAAATGTGGGAACTGGTAATTTTAGTTTAAAAGCTAACACTCCTGGATTTGTTTGGGCTCAAGGCTGGTTTGGAGTAAATAGAAATGGCACTTTAAATACAGGACTTTTAGTACCAGATAGTTTAACAGGAAATCGCTTCTATACCTTACCTGATAAAGATGGTACTATAGCGCTAACTAATGATATACCAGCTTTAAAACCTGTGGATCATGGATATAAATCTGTTGGAGATATTGCACCAGGATCTACTACTATTAATTTTAATACAAATATAGGAACTACTAATTATATATTGACTCTTTCATTTATATGTCAAGATGGTACTCATATAGGCCAAACAGCAGCAATGGGATATTGTATTACATCAAAAACCGCAACATCAGCTACTGTATATTTTAATGAGTGGACTGGGGCTGTTCAAAATTTAGGTATTGATTGGATAGTTTGGAAAGCATAAAATAATTAATCATGGATATAATAGTAGGACAATTCCAAGGAGGATCTACACCTAATCTATCAGGTGTTTTAAAAGATAATTTAACTGGATCTGATTTCAAACCTTATGCCACATGCATTGGTTTATATAATGAAAGAAATGAATTGCTAGTTGTTGGGAAATTAGCTCAACCATATCCTATTCCTGCAAACACAGATATTACATTTGTTGTGAGATGGGATAGCTAGATATTTATAATAAAGTTTATGACAAATTGGTTATATAATGGAGATGATTATATCTCAATACAACAGTTCCCTCAAGACTGCATAGGATTTATATACAAGATCTCTAATATAGAGACAGGAAAAATGTATATAGGTAAAAAGATCCTTAGAAATCTACTCACAAAAAAACTCACAATTAAGGAAAGAGAAGCTTGGGAAAAACCAGGTAAAGTTCCCACTAAAAAGAAAGAAATAAAAGAGAGTAATTGGTCTACTTATTATGGCAGTTCTAAATTATTGCTTGCTGATGTCAAGGCATTAGGTCCTCATAAATTTACAAGAGAGATTATTCAATTTTGCTTTAGTAAGAAATCACTAACATATTGGGAAGTATACTATCAATTCAAATATGATGTTTTAAGATGCGATAGTTATAATGAGACTATTTTAGGTCGCTTTTTTAAAAAGGATGCAGTTTAATTAATATATTTCCAAATATAATTCCCAGCTTTTTTATATTTTCCTTGGCAACACAATGTTATGTTACTTCTATGTATATTTAAAGTAATACCTGCTTCTTTAATACTATTCCATGATTTAATATAATTTCCATTTAAATCATATTGATTTATTTTTTTATAAAACTTTTCTTTTACAGATTCATTATTCATAGGATTCTGATCACCTAAGTTTTTTCCTATTTTACTTAAACTCATTTTTTTCTTCCACTCTTGTGAAAATGGAGGTCTTTTTTTACCTTTCATTTTTTTACTAAAATCAGGTCTTTTTTTGCCATAATTAGGATTAAGATTTCCCTTTTTCCCATACATTGGATTATTAATACCACTCATTTTAATTGAGTGATCAGGTTTCTTTATTCCTGATAAATTATTTGCATGTTGTTTTCTACAATAATCGACTAATCTAGAGCTAGGTGTAAAATATAATTTATGATAGTTATTTATTTGACACATCATATGAAACGCAACAAATAATTTCTTATTATCAGGATATATTTCATGTAATAACCAATGACATAAAAAATGTTCTCTTGCAGTTAAATCTACTAAGTTATTTTTATCATTATTCCCACCTAAACATTTTGGAATAATATGATGGCATTCTTTATATCCGTTTAAAGATCTATTTTTTCCTCTTTCAATTATTTGATCATATATTTTTTTATAATTCATATTTTTATTATAAATATACAGACTGTCAATATATTAGCTAAATTTTATTAAATATATTATAGAAAAGATGTTATACAACTTGTTGAAAATCAATAAGTTATAACTAGTTGATAATCAATCACTTATAAAGCTATTTGTGGCCGTATTGGGCTCGATCCTGCGCATCCAAATCTAGTTGGAATGCAAACCATTGGAAAATAAAAAAGGGAGCTACCACAAGCTCCCAATTCATTTATAGAATGTTTTAATCTTATTTCTTATTAATACCTGCTAATTTTTTCATTCTGAGTACCTCTTGAAGCGATTGTCTAAATTCTTTTACGTCTGTTTTTTCTTCTTCACCTCCTTCTGGAGCTTTTGCATTTTTAACATCTTTTGAGTATGGAGCAACAATATCAAATTCACCACTCTCTAATTTTTTAACCAAAGTATTCAATTCGTCTGAATTAATTACCGGCATATCAACTCTTGGTGGTGCCCAACTAGGAATTTGTTTATTTAATTTATCTGCATTACTAGACATTAAATCTTTTCCTTTGTTTGCATCTCCATTAGCTCCTTTCATTTTACCTAAGATCTTTTTAACCTCTTCTCCATCAATATCTTTTTCACTGTATCCACCTTTATCGTCTACTACACCAATCTTGCATCCATTTTTCATATAGCCATCTAATACAGCTGCTATTTTATCTTTAGTAAATTCTTTTACATTTCCTTTACCAGGATTTCCTTTTTGTCTTCCTAAGGCTCCTTTAGTATATACATTTAAAATACCAACTAAAGCTTCACCAGGAACATCAATTTTTAGACCACTAACGCTTGCTCCAGGATTAACTAATACTGTAGCTGCCCAACGATGGTGACCATCCATGATATGCATATCTCCAGAAATGATAGCTCCTAATGGACCTCCAACTTTTCCTGAATTTAACATGCCAATTGCAATTGCAGCAGCTTTTTCAGGAATAACTTCTGTTTGTCCTGGTTTTAAGCTAGATGCAGCAACTGAGAAATTTTTTGTAATTTTCGATGCGATTGCTTTATCGTCTTTTTCAGATCCGTCTTTTTTACCTGCTTTTACAGCAGCTTTTGCTTTAGCTGGATCTACAGCAGATAATTTACCTTTAAATATATCTGTATCTACTTTACCTATTGGAGTATCTAATTCTGCTTCTTTAATGTTTTCAAGAATCATTTTTAAAAGCGCTATGTTTTTCTTCATTGTGTTTTTTTAATAAATATTTAATAATTTATATCTGTTAATTTAATTATAGTTTATTTTATATCAGCTGAAGATCTACTTCCTATTTTGCTTCCATCTATAATTTTTATTTTAGACATTTTTGAAATGTCTTTTAAATGTCCAGAACCTATAAAATAGATACCTGATGGTGCTTTTTCTATAAGCCATGTATCTCTTATAATAGTTTCTCTTCTAGCTAATTTACCTGCTTTGTTTGGATATTCTTCCCAGTTATCTGGCCACATTAAGGCTTCACCCTTGTCAGTGAAGTCTTGTAATGCTTCTTTTGTTACTGGTTGCTTAGATAGTTCCAGAAAGTCAATACCCTTTTCACTCATTTCCTGTAAGAACCTCTTCAGGTCTTCTGAAGTTAAATTTAAGCCAGGTTGAGTATAGTCATCGAATGTTCTAGATAACAGGCTAAAAATAGTATCACCGTCTTTTACTTTAGACATTAAAGTTGGCACTCTATGGTTTTCTGAGGGATTAGAAAAGTAAGTTGCTATATACGCGTATTTTTCTTCTTTAGGTATTTTGACTTTATCATCCCAAGAACCTTTATATTTAGCACCGCTGTCTTTTAAAGCTTTATATATATCTGAACTCATAACTCCTTTGTTATATTCTATACCTATACCTTCACCATAATAACCATATGTTTTACCAACGGATAAAATAGTATTAAATAATTCTTCAGATAATTCTACAGGATCAAAGTGATTATCTCCCACTAATATTTTTTTAGATGTCAAGAATAATACTCCTTGTGGTGCTTTATTTTTTGCGCCAGTGCGCTTTTCTTTTAGTACTTCAAATAATATATCTGTTAAACAGATCATTATACTAATAATTTAGATATATACTTTTTAATTTCACCACTTTTTATTGTGGCAATAGCAGTTTCTAAAGTTGCTATAGACACCTCTTTTGATTTTAAAGCTTTTACAGCTGTAACTCCTGATGCAATAAGCATTATAGCAACTATTACATGGAATAAAAAATGAGATACTTTTTTTGCTTTAGTTGGATCTTTAACAAATTTAGATATAAGTTTTTCTATTGGAGCTTGATATAAATGATGTAGATCATCTGCAATTTTACCAAGTTTATTAAACCAATTTTCTTCTTGTTCTTTCTCTGTGGGTTTTTTACCCATTATTTTATTTATTACTGAAGAGGCAGATTTTCCAAATTTAGATACTAAACCTAAAATTGCTGGCATTGCCACCGCTATTCCTGCTGCAGTTAATAAGCTCTCATTTTGTTCCTCAGATTGATTTTGTAATGTAGTATCTATATTTTTAACTAGATCATTCATTTGACCCTTTAGTTGAGCCATAATATCAGCTTCTTGCTTCTCAGCTTCAGCTTCTAAAAGTAGGTTCATTAATTTCATACTTATAAATATCTAAATTTCTATTGAATCTCCTGTTCCTTTATATAATAATGTTATTGCACTAACTGGTATTTTATCAAAAGTAATTATGTGTTTGTTATAGTTTTGTATTTGAAAATTAGGATCTATATACCATATATTATTTATTTTCCGTGTATCTATTCTATAGACATCATCATCATACATTGAATCAAACCAATCTTTTTCATTGTCACTATTAGTAGCAAATATTACTTTACCACTAATTGGAGTATTTGATAGCCAAGCATCACTTTTTCCTTTTGGAATTATGCCTTGTTTTGATATTGAGTCTCTAAATATTGGATTTGATTTATGATAAACAAATCTATTTGGCGTAATAGGTTGTAATTTTACATTATTATTTTCTAGTAACAATTCTAGTAGTTTCATATTAATAAATATTTTCTACTATAAAAAAATACCTGAATTATAGAGTACATTTACCTTCTCTTTATATTCAATCTCTGTCAATCCCACTGATTTCAATATTTTATTATCTGATGGATGATCTGTTATATCTTTAAATGTTGGAACTAGTGCAAGATCTAACATAGCTTTTTGTCTACCATAAGGATGATTTTTAATTCCGCAACTATTCCAAAGATTATCATAATCTAAGTGTCTGTAGTCATCCCCTGGTTTTACATAATTTTCTACGTATCTAATAAAATCACAAGTCACATCCTCACTATTATATGGAAATGCGCCTGTATCTTCATAAATCTTTCTTGTTATTTGATCTAAAAATGCTTCTTGTGGAATGCCTTTATATTTTTTAGCTAGGTAATTTAAACACTCAATAGCATTTGTACCATAATAAAAAGGACTCTCTTTATTTATATATTCTGGAAACCAATCTGCAACATCTGCAATAAATGCTGAGTATTGAAATCTAAATACTTTAAACCCTCTCTCTTTATTCCAAGCAAACATGAACTCACCAACTTGTCTAAAGTCTTTTTTAGTTCCTCCTTTTTCTAAGAATGCTAATACATCAACTGCTAATTGAGGTACATGTTCACATATAAAATAATCACCACCTCTTTTATAATTTCCCTCAGGTTTTGGAAACGCAGCAATTTGATAACCGACAGAAGTATAGAATGGAGAAATACGATTTTTTATTTTTTCAACCATTTGAGGAATAGTATCACACTCATGTAGATCAAATAAAATACTATTATGATAACCACTAGGCTTCTTAGCATAGTTAATAGCGGATCCCGTAAGACGATGAACTAGAAATAAAAAGAACCATACCTCAGTATTTAGTCTGGCTTTTTTACCAGTCCATAAAGGAGCAATCTTTTTTCTTGGTTCTGATGCTAAACCGGCTTCCATTCTCTGCCAATAAGGATGCTCCTCAGTCCAACCATAAAATATATCATTCACTATCTGAGAGAATCCAGCATATTTACGCTCAACCACATCATATAGTTCTACATGCTTCATAAGTTCATCTTGAATAGAGGACTCCGCATGTGGAATAAGTCCTAAATTGCACTCTTCTTGTTGGATTTTTGCTAAATTATAATAGCGCAAAAATTCTGGGTAATACTCTGTCATTGTAAGTAGGCTCATAGATTATTTTTTATTTATAATATACTAAAAAACCCCCAAAAAGGGGGCTTTAAATTTGAAGTATAAACAATTTTTTCTTACTTGTTACTGATAACTGACCATACAGCACCAACTGCGGTCATTACTGCTCCGATTGCTTCTTGGCTAGCAGCTTCTGTAGTTACACCTTTGATTACTAGGATACCACCAATAAAAGTTAAAGTGTGGCGGATAATACCCATGATTTGTTCTCTTTTCATTTTTTATTTGTTTTTAGTTAAAAATAATGCTTTTTAAAAGCACTAATTACCTATAATAAATATTTTGAAAAATATAAAAAGCCCCAATAAAGGGGCTTATTTATTTAGCATATATTATTTTTTATTAACTACATGATAATTTTATCAAGTTGTGATTTCAAGAAACCTTTAATATCATATATTTCAAATCCATGATCTTGTAAATCTTGTGCAATTGCTAAAACAGCTTCTGAATATTTTGCAAGCTCTCTTTGATCTATAAGACCATCAATTCTAGTTAAATCTAAATCTTCTTCATCATCATCATATTGCCAACCTTTGTCAAATACCATACTGCCTTCCATCATATTTGCATCATCAAGATCTTCTACCTCACTTGAATTAGTAACCATATAGTAAATATCATTAGGAAGCATTCCATATTCATCAGCTAACATACTCTCTATCTCTTCTGATTGCATATCTGCTGGAACCATTTTAGAAAATACTTTTCCTGAACTATAGTCCATTACAAAAAGAGTTTTCATATTTGGAAGACCTTCTTTCATATCATCAGTATGAATTACTGGTTTAATATCTAAATCTTTTCCATCTTGTGAAAGATCAGAGTGAGCTTCGTGTACTCCTTGAAATTCTGCTTCAGGCGCATCTTCATAACCTCCAACATTCACATCATTAGCATCAGCTACCATATCAAGATAAGGAGCAACTGCAGCGATATAATCTTTTATAGTTGGAAATTGATCTTGATCTAGAACTTTTAACATTTGACTAGAACCACCACCGCTTTGAAATTCTACTGGAGTGCCTGGGCCATCCCAACCTGGAGTAGCAACAACAACTGCATTATCAATATCTGGATGAGACCAAGTAATTATTCCTGGATATTCCCATGTAGCCATCCAATCACCATGTCTTGGTTGCAAACGATCAATATCAGCTATCCATTTATTTGGTCTGCCTTCTTCATCGTCTCTCATTTGTTTTACATGCTTATCCCATCCCCAAGGATCTTCATTAGTATCAAAATATTTTGGTTGCATAGGAGCTTCATTAACAGGGCGTAATGATAAAACACCACCCACTCCTTCAAATGCTTCGTTTATTTTACCCGACTTTAATTCTTTATTAGTTAAAGGATTATCTAATAAGAATTTCTTTAAATTAAAATCTTTCATGAATAATTTTTTTATTAATAAATATGTTAATACTCTGTAAATAAAGATCCATCCACAACAACTCTAATTATCTTCGTTCCACGCTTTCTGTGGTCTCTAAGTTTAGATACAAATGCTTTTGGACTTTTAACCTTATCGTATGTTTGTGAAAATCCGTCTTCGTAAGTGATAGTGACTTCGTGACCGCCTGGAATAAGAGACAGTGGATTTGTTCTGTATTCGTCTTTTACATAAATGTTTTTGTTCATAACTTATTATTTAATTTTAATAGTTGTTTCTTTGGTTAATTTAACTTCTTTAGCAATTTCGTAAACGCAATAGTGATCTGGATCCTTTGATTCAAAGAATTTTGTTAATTTGCCAAAACTCATAATACCTAAATATTCGTTACCTAATTTGCTAGTAACTATATAACTAGATTCGCTTTTAGCTTCTGACTCTTTGTATTGTTCCAAAAGATCATAATAAGCAGACTTATAAGCGCCACCAACAGTAGTCTCTTTTTTTGAATAAAATTCCTTAGTTGCTTTAGCATCAAATTGATCTGGTGTGATATTATACTTAGCTAAGACATTACACATTTTTTCATAGTCTTCATTTGAAACTTCATCAAGAGTTCTATCTATTTCAAGTTCAACTTTTTGTTTTACTGCTTTTTTGTTTTTATTAGGTATTTCTATAATACCCATTAAATATTCACGTATTCTATTTCTATTCACATAATACGTATAGATCCCATTAGTTTTTTCTGAGGTAAGAAACCAATTATCGATTAACCAATATCTAATTGGATTATATTGTTGATTAGCATAAACTGTTAAATTCTTTTCTTTATAGAATTTTTCACTAATAACTTTTAAAAATGGAAATTTTACTTGTTCAATTTTTTTGTCTAAAGTAGCTCTAGTAACAATTGCGTCAACTCCTGAGTCATAAATTTCTTTTAATACTTGTTTTGCTTGATCTAAACTGCGTTTTGAAAGTGCCATAACTTATTAATTTTTTTTATTATATCATAACCAATATTGGCTGATTGTTGTAAAAGTACAACAAATAATTGACATGGTAAAATTTTTTGATAACTATTTTAAAAATAGTTGATAGAGAATCAATACGTTATATATATTAAAAAAAATAATATATAACTAATTGATACTTAAAATGCAATATAGCCGCAATAGGCTCGATTTGGTAGGCTTTTGAATAATAACTAATAAATAGAGTCTAATCTAATTATAATAGTTAATTAAATTAAAAATATGCGCGCTAAGTATAGAATTAAAACTATAATAAACCGCGACCTTGTGATAATAAAATACTCTCTCCTTTTGATTTTAAGCCTTTATGGAGCATAATTAATAACTTCTTTTTTATGTGCTTTCTTTTGATTTTTCTGCAACGATTTTTTATTTTTTTCATGGTGTAGATTAGTTCAATCATAAATATACACCACCAAATTTTAATTGGTTTTATTTATATCAAAAGTTAAATTTTTATAGATTTTTATTTGGTCTGTTCTATAATGCCTCACAATTCCTCCATTACAATGGACCACGCACCAAATATCATTTTCAAAAGTTCCACTATTAGTGACATAGATTGCATAACCTTCTATACCATCTTCAACAATTACAGGTATAGGATTTTTAAATTCAAGCATTTGTTATGATAATTTTGCAGTTTTTAACTCATCGGCTAAGTCTTGCATTATTTGTTTAGTAAATTTTACTGTATCGTCAAATAAGAAATTTAAACCAGATATATTAGTAATATCTTTATGACCACCTGATTGTTTCTTTATTAAATCGTAAGCATTAATTTTTATAGATTCTAATTGTATTTTTTCTTCTGGAGTTAAATTTCTATACTGTTTATTTGCTATAGTATCTAATAAATCTCTTCTTTCTGTAGGAGGCATACCTTTAATCTTGTCTCCAAATAGTGCAACCATATCTTTTAGAGTAAAGCCAAATGATTTTTCTGATCCAGATCTTTCTATATCAGACTCCATTGTTTTCTTTATATCTCTTAAAGTAAGTATCTTTTTTTCTAAATAAGGTTTATACTTATCCAAGATCTTCATCGCAATATCACCAAGATTAAATTTATTTGTGCCCTCTTTAAATGGATTTTTAGCTGCTTGTATCAATCCCATAGGATAACCAAGAATCATATAATCAGCAGTAGGATTCATTTTAAATGGAACATATCTATCATATCCACCACCTTTTTGTGAACCTAATCCATATTGTACTAATACATTTCCAATCATACCGTATTCTCCATTATGTAAATCTGCAATATCAGCAGGAGAAGATAACACTTTCTTTTTAATTTCAGGACTTTGTCCTTTAATATATCCCGCTTGTGCACTTGCTAAATCTTCTGGTTTTAGTCCAGCTTTTTTTGCATTCTTTAAAGCCACATTATAGATACTTGTTAAAGAAGGCTCAGCTTCCATAACTATGTTCTCTAAAAATCTAGGTTGACCTTTAAAAGCTAATATTATTTTATTAGTCACTAATCCCATAGTCAATCTGTTCATTTTTACTGAACTTTTGGGATCATATTTAAATGCTGTATTAAGTACTTGATCTACACTGATACCCTGTCTAGCAAAGTCAGCAGAGTCTACTGTAGATATTATTTGTATGTCTTCTGTTGGAAATATGTCTGATGGAGAAATCTCTTGAGATATAGTCGCTACATTAGATGGAGTTTTCTTAAAATTAGAGGCAGTTCCTTTTTCTACCCCGCTTTGCGCTTCATGATGATCTGTATGTATTGTCACATTAGGTTTGCCATGAGCAAAGTCAACAAGAACTACCATATGTCCTGGTGTTGGCTTAGGAGCAGAATATTCACGACCTCCATACTGTATATGTTCTGCATTTACTACTTGAATGCCATATTTTTCTAAATAGGCTTTCATACCAATAGCACTTGTGACACCGTCAAGATCCATATGGAAATACAGATCTGCTTTATTATTCTCTTTAGCAAGTTTATTTATGTCTCGTATTCCAGACTCTTTAATTAAAACTTGTTTTAGTATATCAGTTAGTCTTATCATTACTTATATTGCTTTGTATTTATCAGGTTGTGCCATTATCTTTGCAGTAATTGAGTCCGATATCCCTAACTCATGTAGGTATATTCTTATTCCATATTCTTTACGAAATTGCCTATCCATATCTTTAATGTATGCTGATGTCTGTTTATTTGATTTCTCAAGTATGTAGTTACTCGTCTTTGAATATATGCTGTTAATGTATATTATTGTAACATCAGGGTATTCCGAAATGTAACCTAGCTCTACAAATTTCTTTTTATCAGTGTCCGACTTTAGTGTATCGGCATCTATTCCATTTGATAGTGCTACTTCATTTAGTATATCAGTTAGTCTTATCATATGAATAAATATGACTTAAATTAGTATATTTTTGGATTAATTTAATAAAGACTCTTTTATTATTTTAGCCAATTATTTTTTAAACCATCTTACAGAAAATGACTCATCCGCCTTACACTTTTTAACAAACTCTTCAAAACTAAATTCTGAATAGTAATTTTCTACTCTGCCTTCTGTCTTCTTAAGATGATTAGTTATCATATCCCAATTCCAAGTGTTGTTCTTACAATAGTGTAGATAGTCTTTATAAGAGTTTTTAAGAGATTCTGTGTCCATAACTTTAATTTAAAAACAATCTTTTGAGCTGCCATAGAGCCCTACCGGTACTAAGGCATGGAGCCCTAGCGTTGTTACCTCGGAATAGTTTGTACCACGTACGGGACTCGAACCCGTGATTCCTCCGTGAAAGGGAGGCGTCTTAACCTCTTGACCAACGCGGCATTGTTACGACTCCTGGATTCGAACCAGAACGAACAGAATCAAAATCTGTGATGCTACCGTTACATCAAGTCGCAATATTATTAGAGCCGAAAAAGGGAGTCGAACCCATGACCTGCTGATTACAAATCAGCTGCTCTACCAACTGAGCTACCTCGGCATATTTCGTGGTAAGTCACGACCTACATATCCCTGAATTGCAGTCGACATTTCAGCACAGGTATTTGTTAGACTGTTTAAAGTAGTCAGGACTGGACTTGAACCAGCAATACTCGGCACTGAGGCCGCTGCGTTGGATAATGCTAACGGTAAGTATTTCTTGCAGTGCTCCCGCTAAACATGCGTCTACATTCCGCCACCTGACTATTTTGCAACTTTTGAACCTCATGTAAGAGTTGCCAACTTTGTCGACGAACGATTCGAAGAGACTGGTACGCCTGTGCACGACATGAAGTCGATTCTGAGAGGCGCTCTCTGTTTTTCGATCCCGCGGCCTACGGGCTGTTTGTTGACCCTACAGGACTTGAACCTGTGACCCGCTGATTATGAGTCAGCTGCTCTACCAACTGAGCTAAGGATCAATTTAAATCTTAATAGAAAGATCCTGAAGCAAATTCATCAGCAGGATATAAGAACTCTAGACACTGAACATGATCGTATTGTTCTAAGTGTTCAAATGTTTCCCATGATTTGTTTATTCCTACCTTCTCTACTGATTCTTGCACTTCTAATACCACATCTACACCAAAATTGTTTTCTGCTTTTAATAAGATTGTCTTTGAAATCATAACTTTTATTTTTTATTTTAAATTAATATCTTGTGCCAACGTAATCTTGATAGTTGTCAATAAAATCTCTCAGGTCTTCATAAGAGAATGGACAAAGCGGGTGGCTAAAGAAATCATAATCACACTCAGAAAGGTCTAATGATTCTCCATCTGAGTACATATCTCTAACCCACACATCTCCATTTCCTCTGGCAATAGTAACAGAATTGCCTTGATCATCATAAACATAAAGACTTCCATAACTAGTATGCCATTTCAATCTTTTAGGTTCAGGCTTTGTCTTCTTTAAGAACTTCATATTTTCATACCCAGGAACAGGTCCAACTTTAATTTCTCTCATATTATAAGTATTAGGTTTAGCGTTGTCTTAAAAATGTAGTGGCTTCATCTTCCCAAGTCCAGTCATGGTCATTTATATAACCTGCATCCTTCAAATAGATTTGAAAGTCTATAAGCAAGTCAATAAGTCTTGACTCCTCTTCTTGAGCTCTCTGTTCGTATAATTTAGCATCATCATCTGCTTGCTGTCTGCGACAGGTGCCTTCAGGGCAGTTACATTTAGTGCCATCATATACATGGCAGTGTCTAATATAATCCATAACTTGTTTTTTTATAAATTTAAAACGGTAATTTGAGGAATAAAAATTTAAACCCAAAGTGTAGAGTTCGGGCACTCAGTATAAATCTATGTACTTGTATACACTCTAATCTAGTTCCCAATCCAAATGGTCCATAATAAATAACGCGCATTGAGCCTTGTTATCGAAGTCCATGTGCCGGGAAACTGTTTGCATTAGGCTCTCTAGATCCTCACATTCCTCGCATTCCTGTAAAGCCTCAAGGCTTAGAACACAATTGGCAGGACCTGTGTAGAATTTCTCTATTATTTCTTTACCTGTTATCATGATAAGTGTTTTAAAAGTTTAACAAAAGTGACAAGTGCAAACAGTACTATCACACTCGCACTAAACCATAAGGTCATAAAGTATAAAAAATCTTCAAATTTGTGTTTCATTGTTGTTGTTTTAAATTTCATAAACGGTGTGAGGGTGGTAGTCCACGCAATACACTTTGATCACTTCTAGTTCTGTCTTGATAAGGCCAGTCCTGGTGTCTTTAGTGGTGTACGAATAGGTGTAGTGACCCTCGTAGGTGTCAGGGTATTTGGTCTCATAGGGTATAAATCCCATACATAAAGAATCAGACCCTGGCCAACCCACTCCAAAGTAGTCATCTAGTCCTGCTCGCAGCTCCTCAAATGTGGAGGCTGTGATAATTGGTTTGTACTCATCCATTGCCACGTATGTGACTTTAACTCTTGTTGCCATAAAAAAAATTTTTGTTTTTGTTTACCACCAACTGGTGTAATATACTTGATCTCCTTCTGCAATAGCCTTCATTGCAGCCTCAACAAATTCTAGATCCTTGTGCTTGCGATCAGGCTCTGATAGACCAAAGAAAAATCCTGTGGTCTTAGGCAGCGCTCCGGCTTCTATATCAGCTTTCAGCAATTGTAGATCTTCAAGTTCTAGTTGCACAGGCACACAATTGAATGTGTCCTCGGTACCGCCCTGTTCATAATACAATTCTTCCATCCAACCATGTAGATCAGGGTGCTTGCGCCAATAGGCAATCTCCACATCGGCATCCGAGGTTTCAAAATCCACCTGGTTTATTAATTTGTTTTTCGTTCTGTACGCGAACATGTCTAGTCCCATAATTTTATAATTTATTTGGTAAATAATCTGTTATTGTTGTGTTAACCACTTGTGTAGCGAAATACTCTCTGTTTGGCTCGTCATCTGCATTTGTGATAGCATCTAATACCACATTCAAGTACTCTCGACGCTTCACTATTGCCACTGTGACAGGTTTGCTTTCTTTCCCTGTGTCAGGATCTATGTCTACGCATCTCACTTCCCATGAGTATGTGTTTACTGTTTCTCTTTGCATGTGTCTTTTATTTTGTTGTACAATTTTTCTATATCGGCAAATGAAAATTTCAGATCTAGGATTTCCACTTCTTCCTGTTTTGGATTGATCTCTACTATCACATTGTCTCCAATCACCTCTGAAACCACTGATCTGCTCCATATCAACTCACGATCTCGTTTATCAAAGCTCACAGCATAACAGTTTGAATTGGCACAGTTCCACACCTCTACTATATCATTGTGTGTGAAATTACTATACAAATCCCCTGGTATACAATTCAAATCTGCATCGTAACTCTCTAAACTGTTCCATGTTTTGCGTTCATAGTCTGCTCTGTCTGAGGCAATTATATCTCCTCTATCTGTGTTTAGCAAAACAATACCTGTTCTGCCTGTTCTGGTAACCACCATCATGCCTGATCTTAAGTCTGTGAGTTTCATATCTTGTATTTATGTAAATATAATTAATGTTTGTTAAAAAATTTCCCTTAGTTTTCAAGTGGTTATTTATTTAATACCTCTATTTCCTCTGGTGTGTAAAATGATTCTAATTTGAGGGGCTTGAAACTAAATACCATTTCGCTATAGCCTGGACCATCACGATAGATCTCGATCTTCTCTGACCAATGATCGCCATTGAAGGCTTGATCAATTATACTTTTTCTGAATGCTGCCACCTTTTCATTTCTGAAAAAGAAAAAATAACTTGTTGTTATGCATATTCCTATTAATACTGCTGCTGTTGTCATATGAGTTTTATTTTGATTGATAATGTAATTAGTAGCCTCGCTTAACGACAGATCTGAACTCTGCAATCAACTCTTTCGCCTCTTGAGACACCACAGATATATCTGCAGTCGGGTGATTGAGCTTGAAGAAAGCTTTGATTTTTGCCACACTTGTGCGATTGCCGTAATTGTTGACTAGCTCGGATACTGTTTCTCTGATTTGTAATTGTGTCATATGAGTTTTGTTTTTATATAATTAATAATTTTGTCTGCGTAATAACTGGTGGTGAGATCGTTTAGAAAATGATCTATCTGAGCAATGAAGCCTGGCCTCTCTGTGTGAAATCGCTCTTCCATGATGCACTTTTTACTGTTGTAGTCCAACGCTTGAACTGTTATCACATCTTGAGACTTGCTGATCTTGATTATACCACCTACGGCGTACTCTCCTATTTTGAATTGCTTTTGCATTGTAATGTATTTATGTAAATATTTTATTAGTATTGTTGAAAATTTCCCCGGTGTTAGTGACGGATCAACGGGGCCCCTACCACCAGCAAGTTGCTATCTACAACAATTATGGCTTTGGCATACTGCTAATACCATGCTAGTGGGGAGCCTGTGACCGTTAGCGCACTACTAGTTCTTCTCGAAGGCCTCGGCTAACTGCCATAGGTCTTGGTTCAACTGTAGGTCTGTAAAAGGGTTGGTGATAGGCCTTGCTTGCCTTTCATTCATTTGGAAGCCTCC